TTTAGATTTTCGTGCTGGTTGATTTCCTCTGGACAATCCCTCTGCCTCAGTATCAAAGTTTTTCTGACTACCTACATTATCTTTATCATATTGTTCTGTATCACTCATACCTGCAAATGGTATTCTACAATCATCCAACCACGTTACACCCTTTTGATTATCCTTTGCTTGTTCCATATAACCTTTCTTATCTAATGGTTTCATACAAACTATCACCACTTCTACTGCTGGTTTTGGTTGATATCCTGCGTAACTTCCTTCAAGATTTTCTTTCTCGGTTTTCTTACCAACATTCATAGCCTTTGGGAAACCTGTTGCGTATGTCCAATAGATTGGTGAAAAACTTATATCAAATCCTGCTTCTTGTAATGTCTGAACCATAAGCATTTGAACATCACTTCTTGGTGCACTCATTACGAATGAGAATGCTCCTGGTTTTAATACTCGTAAAGCTTCTTTCCATATAGGAATAAAAAACTCTCTCATACCATAAGTGGTTTTTTTCATACCAGGACTCATCCAACCTACTGTTTGAGATTTGGTAGATTGTTTTTCTTCAAACTTATCCCAATGTTTACCCATGAAACCATATCCGTATGGTGGATCCGTACAGAGTAAATCTACTGAATCATCATCTAATTTTTTTAATTCTTCTAAACAATCACCATTTATTAATTTACTATCCTTCAAAATCAAAAAACTCCTTAGCTTTATTATAACCAGCTACCACTTTACTATTTTTTATAGCTGATTTATTATATTTAAGTGGAGAATCACTTTTCCACTCTATTTCACCTACATTATTCCAAGAACCATCTGTAAAATCTTTTTTCTTCCAAACTATCGCACCATCTTTAGGATATTCTCTATTCCATTTAATATCAGTTTCTTTTAATAATCTTTTCTTTTCTCTCTTATCACATAAAAAATAAACATATCTAAATTGTCTACCTCTATAATGACTCCAATTATTTTCAATTAAAAATTCTTTATTTGGTCTCCTACCTATACTGACATCTTTCTTGTCTTTCAAATACGATTGTGCTGTTCTTGGATGAACTCTTTCTCCTGTATCTGATAGATATAAATCTGTAGTTATAAATCCACCATATAAAAAGTTAGCAGCTTGATAAACATATCCTGGTTTACCCAATATTCCATCGGCCCAAGTGTAAATCAATTTTACATCAGGTCTATTCTCCTTTACCCACTTAAACATTTTAGATAAAATCATTGATTCTGAATTTTTAGGTAATTCTTCCAACATACACATTTTACCTATTTCTAAATAATCTTTTGTAATTAATGATGGAAATAAAATTTTAATAGTATTGAGTGGTTGAACTCCCCACCCAAGTGTTAATACCGCAACTAATTTCTTATCAATAAAACTTCCAAGAAAATGTTTAGTCAATCTCGGCATTACCTTTGAATAATGATTGTTAAATACTATGTCTAAAGCATTCACCTTATCTATTTCAACAAGTTCAGAATTTTTAACATCTTCAATAGAATATAATTTATTCTTCACCGTATAATTCTTTTCTACGCTTTTCTTCTATTTCTAAATGTCGTTTCTTCCTATACCTTTCTCGAGCTACCTTACGTAGTTTTTCCTTATTACGGTAGTAATGTTCCATCTGCCATCTACGTTGTGCATCTTGTTTTTCATCTTCTGTTTTATATTTAAGTTTTCTACCCACAACTAACTCATTTCAGCATACCTATTCAACTGATTAAAAGTCTGTAATAACCACCCCTGTAAGTTAGGTAATGAACTAAATAATTTATCTTGTAAAAACATCTTTTCAAATTCTAATTTATTTAATCTTTGAATAGGATTATCTATTGCTCCTAAAATCTTACGTTTAGCGTTTGATGGTATATCAACTTCTTGTAATTGCATCAGTTTTCTATTTAATTCAAGTTGAGGTTCACACATTGATACATTTTCAAATATCTTCATCTCATCTTCTTTTCCACGACATAATCCTACAATATCTTCTATTGTAATGTCATTGTCATGGTCTTGAATTTGTGGAAATCTTTTTATTATAGTCTTCAAACCAGCACCCTTGATTCCAGGTATATTATCAGACTTATCACCTTCTAAAACTCTATAAGTTAAAAAATTTCGTGAAGGAACACCATATTCCTTAAACACTTGTTCTTTATCATATATAATTTTTTTAGTAGGCGAGTAGACTTTAATTCTATCATCTACCAATTGTATAAAATCTTTATCTGTAGAACTAATTACTACTTTTTCTTTTAAAACTTGTTTAGACAAATAAGCAATTGTATCATCTGCTTCTATATTATCAATAGATAAAATATTAAGAGGTAATGCTTCTAAGTATTGAACTACTCGTTGTAATTGTCTAAGCATATTCTTTCGCTCTTCTTCTTTATCTGCGAAATCATACGCTCTTACAAGTCTTTTATCTGTCTTACGACCAGCTTTATATTCTGGATGTAATTTACGGCGACGGGTGCTCCCACCCTTACCATCAAATACTATGATAGTTCGGGTGGGGCTAAAAAGACGAATGACATAACCGATACTTTTCAGAAAACCAACTATTCCCCCAATGTGAACACCGTCATCATTGAGAGTTGGCATAACACTAAATACTCGTATAAAAGTATTTAGGCCATCTATGATTAGTACTTTATCATTGAAGTGACCATCATCTATTTTCCCGCCATTCTTTTTAATTTCATCTAGTAGACTTATGTATCTCTTATTCATCGAGAACCTCATCCGTGACCTCTACATCATCTATACCGAGTGCAGATTTGTCATACTTCAATATGACCTTCTCACAAATGAGGTTGTAAACATATTCTTTTAACCCAGGTTCTTCTAATACTTTCTCCCAATCTTTAGATTGAAACTTTTTCTCATCAGTCTTTTCACCTGTTTCAAAATCTATTATTGGTAGTGTGTACCAAGAACCAGCAATTTTAACTACATCATACTCTTTCATAACAGTCAACCAACTACCAACATCATCAATTCCACTCTCAAAATATAGAGGGAACTCTGATGTTCGTAGTGGAGGTCCTAACCTATTCTTAACTACTTTAGCAAGAATGGTCATACCAATCGTGTTTTTCTTGTTATCTTTAATTTGACCTTTGTTTTTAAGTCTAATTCTCGTTGATGCATGAAATGGTAGTGCTTTACCACCACTTGTTGTCCAAGGATCTCCAAACATAACTCCTAACTTCTGACGAAGTTGGTTGGTAAACACTAACGCTATCCGTTGTCGTCCAATCATTTGAGTAATTTTTCTCATAGCTTTGGATATTATAATAGCTTTAGCTGTCGCCCAACCATCTTTGTCAAAATCAGCATCTAATTCTACTTTCGTAGTAGATGCAGCTAGCGAATCAACTAATATTGTAACCAATCTGTTTTTATCAGATTCTCTAACCTTAGTGACAATTTCTTCAATGGCTTCGAAAATGTCCTCTACTGTTTCGAGATGGAGATATAGCATTTCTTTTATGTCAATGCCAATTACTTGTAAGAAATCTTGTGATACAGCAGTTTCAGTATCAATGTAAACTGCTACACCACCTTTTTTCTGGGTTTCCGCAAGAATATGAGCTCCAACCAAAGATTTACCACTTGATTCTAATCCGTTGATTTCAGTAATTCTACCTACGGCTATACCACCATTAGGTTTATTTGAAATAGCTAAATCCAACATTGTCGAACCAGTTGATATAAAATCCGTGATATCGGTAGGTGTATTATCTACACCATCTAAGAAATATGCTACTTTATGGTCTTTGAACTTTTTGTTCAAAGAACCTGCTAATGCTTCAGCAAGTTCATCTCTTACGCTCATTGTATATCCTTAATTACTTGTTAAAGAGGTCATCAAACGCATCAGAAACTTCACTTACATTCTTAGTGGTTTCCTTAACTGCGTCAGCTGTTTTTGAAGTTGTGGTTTCCTCATCATTGGTTTCTTTATCACCACCTTCTAACCAAGTATTCAGAATTTCCGTAAGTTCATCATACGTTTTTTCCTGATATATCTCAGTAATATCCTTTTGAGTATCATCAATCATTTCTAAAATATTCGTATCTTCAGAAATTGGTGATTGTACTGGTTTTACTCGGATCGAGGTTGATGGGAAACTTGCTCCAGTTTCTTCAGCTGTTTTGAACTCTACAGCAACATCACGACCATTTAATGGGTCTGTAATATCACCGTAATCTGGATCTGCTATAACTGAAAGTAATTCTTGATATACAAGTTTACCGAAACCCCAAAATTTTACACCTTGTTTTTCTTCACCACGAACAATAACTGGTGCGTATGTTCTCATCTTCGCTTCAAGTTTTTTACCCAAACGATAATCATCACGATTACCAGATGTTTTTAACTTTTGAGCAAATTCTTCAATTGGGTCTGGACGACCAAAAGAAATTGGTGAAAGATGTGACTTTCCACCTATGTCATAGTGAAAAAACAACTCAATGAACGGATTATCCTTATTAAATTTATAAGGTACAATTCGAATTAGTTGTTTTCCTGGGGTTGGTTTCCAAAGATTTGAAGTTCTTTGGGTTGTTGTTTGTAACTGATTGAGTCTTCGTTTTACGAGTTCTAAATCCATTAGGTATCTCCTATTTGTTATTTACTTATTGTATTGTTTATTTATCATTCGGAAGTAATTAATTTTTACTTCACGAATAAATATCTCTTTGTTTTTGAAAAAACATTTTTTTTTTCAATTTTTTATTGGAAGTTAAATGTGCCTATCTTTTTTGAATTTTCTATAACTTTTAATGCGTATTCCAAATAAAACCTACCAGCTTTTGGTGAACCATTCTCTTTACCATCTGATTCTCCAAGTGGTTTTACCCATAAATATCCATCACAATTTTCAAAAACACTTTTAAATGTAGGTAATTCTCCTATCGCGATATTTGTAGGATTAAATAAAGAAGTGGAATAACCTAAACCATTCCTACTTGTATCTATTATGTAATTTTTTCCAATTTTTTTAGTAATATCATCACCATAATCAACACATACTTGGGTATCAATGAAATTAGATACATTTAAAGTAAAACCATCATATAACTTTTTATCAAACTGTCTTAACAATGTTATTGCTTCTGATACTTTCAACCATTCTGGATGTCCAATATCTATATAAATTTTTGAATTAGTCTTTCTCAGTAACTTTAAAGATTGTTTTAATAACTTTATTCTTTCTTTCTTCTCTTTTCTTTCCATCTTTAAAGAATGAGCTAAAGCATCTGGTTCTAAAACAATTAAACAATTCTTATGAGTACCTATTCCAACTACAACTTCTTTAATAAATTCTAAATAAGATTTAGAATCTGTCTCTCCACCTTTACTATATTTACCTAAATCTCTATTAGGTATTGAATATAACACAAGAGTTACTATTTTATCTTCAGCTCGTTTAAGTAATCTATGAATCCTATTTGGGATATTTTTAGTTTTTTTGTAAGGACTTCTACCAAACCAAATGGCCATTGGTTGTCTATATAGCCTTTTTAGGTCATCATAGGAATCTGATAAATTTTTATGTTTATCAAAATCAGGATAATATAACTTCAATTTTTAATCTGTAACACTCCAAGTTTTTACATTAACTATTTTATATAACTTCGTATTTATCTTAACTAATCCACTTTCATTATTTAGTAAAATAGAATTTTGATAATTCTCCCAAGGTATAATATAGGTCTTATCTAACACTCCGTTATTAAGTTCCCTTATGACATCATTTAGCGCGTTTATAGTGTATAACGTGTTAGTTTGTTTCTTTCTATGTAGAGAAATAGTATTAGGAACTCCCTCTGTAAAATCCTCATCATACTCTACATTATAAGTACACATTAAATTAGCAGTGTTATCTGAATCTTCAAATACATAAATTTTTTCAAACATTATTTCATTACAGGAAATTATAACATCAACTGTTTCATTTAACTCCGTCTTTTTAGTGAATGTACATAATAATTGTGTTTTCATTAAATAATCTCTTTTAATTTTTTATCTATGTCAAATGCCCCTATAATCGCCTGACCTTCGTAATTTTGAGTTATATTACTAGATGAATTAGTACCTGTTCGTACCTTAACATAAAATTTACCAGCGTCAGCTATCTCTTGTAATAAATAACAAGTAATTACATAATATGCATTATTTGTATGTGGATGTACATCAACTCCTAATAACTCAATATTAATATCATCTCCTTCAAATCTTTTCTCTACTGTTTTCGCTGTTCCTAAATAAGAAAAAGCTTTGTCCTTATTTGACATCTTACCATATACTTTCCAAAGTGGTTGATTTGTAGCACCAAACAACATCTCTGTAACTAAATTTGATATTATCTTTTTTAATTTAGAACTTTTACCTGCTAAACCTTGAACCATTTCTAATGCGGCTATATTCCCTATTAAAGTTAAAACAACCTTAGACCCTGGTTCTTTATCATTTCTTGTAACAGGTATCTTCTTTGGTGCTGAGGTAATTTTATTTATTTTACCATAACCCAACTCACCAAGAGCATTCATTTTCTTTTCTAATGCGGTAACTTCTTTATTTAAATTTTTATATGCGTTAGTTGGATTATTATATATCGCTTTTATAGTCGCTCTGGTAGGACCACTCATAGTACCTTCCGTTAATAAATCAACATCTTCTTGTGTCCACTCTTTGATTGTGTAACCTTTTGTTAATTTATTAATAGTTTTTGGTTTTATTTTTGCACCATCTTTAAATGATTTAGAAAAGAAACCCTTCAGTCTTGATAACCCATTATTCACCAAATTCTTCGCTTTACTAAAAATAGAAGAAGTGAAACTTTTTACCTTATCCCACAATCCCTCATAAATCATTTTTTCAATCTCATTACGTTCTTCTTGTAAAAAAGTTGCAGCTTCTTTGGTACTCACTCCAAGATTATAAGTACCTCTTAACAATTTAGAAAATTTACCAATTTGAGAACTACCTACACCTTTTTTAAGAGATGTTTGTATGTAAATTATATCTTTTCCTAATTTTACAGTTCCATCTGATTCATTTCCTACAACTTCATTCTTATCATCTTTCAATGCTGTTAGTAATTTGTCAGCTGATACGTTTGATATGATAGCATCTGGAGTAGCCGCTTTAGAACCTTTTCTTGTAATACCTCTATTTATTTCAGCTTTATAAAAATCCATAATCTTATCGTGAATAAACTTTGGTTTAAAACTAACTTTCTCTGCTACAAAATCTGACATCCCCCACGCTAAACCACCTGCTAAAGCAATATCTTGTAAACTATTTTCATGAAATACAGGAACACCATCTTCCATTTTTAATTCAGGTAATACAAAGTCCTTTATCATAGATACTCCTGTAGAATTCCAATCACCAGATTTACCTACACCCTTCGATAACTCTTTTTTAGCTTTCTTAGATAATTTTATTATATCATTACATTGTTTTTTAAAATCATTAACATCATCTTTACTTTTAATTTTTATTACTTTAAATATCTTAGGTACTGATAACAAATCAATAAATGGTTGTCGTGACACACCAGTTGTTCCTATTAACGCTGCAGTCTCCATCATCGCCGTGTTTAATGATGCCTCTTGTCGAGTCCCCTCATTTAATACAACATTAGGTAAAGTAACTACACCATTCTTAATGTTATTTAACAATTCATCTATTGCATTCGAAGGCCATCTATATTCTATCAATATATCAGATAGATGATATAAATGTACCGAATTTTTAGGATTTGGTGCACCATTATCTATTCGATAAGACCACTCTTTTACAATTTTATCTATATCTGTAATCATTATAACTTCTCTGTTATATCTTCCATTTCATCATAATTTATCCCTGATGAGACTTTAGTTAAGTAATTTCCTTCTTCCATTTCTTTCTTTATTAACTTCAAAAGATCTAATCCATCTTTTGGATTTAAATCAAATAAAAACGCATCATAATTGTAAAGGACTAATTTACTCTCATATTTTTCTATTTTGGGAAGTAAATTATCCAAAACTTTCATATTGCGTTCTGTTTCTAAATTTTGAATAAAATAATTAAACAATTTAGTTTTACTCATTTCTTCAAAATTATTCGCATATATCTTCTTTCTATAAATATAAGTCTCTATGTATTTATCATTATTATACTTAGTCCAAAGTTTATTAATAAATTCTTTAACTTTACCAAAAAATTCAACATTATTCGCAATATCTTGAGGTATATCACCATAGAGTAACTTAAAATTCATAATTTTTGCTTCATCATAACTAACATCAAATATATCAGCAAAGTATTGATGTACAGAAGTTTTTGGTAATTCATATCCAATTACCTCTCCAATTAATCTCAAATGATAAGCATCATAATCAAATTCTACCAATCTACCTATATAATCAAATCTTGATTTAAACGCTTTACGACTACCATCACTCTTGTTTAAAGCAGCGAAGTTCAAACCACCAAATCTATTAGATGGACGACCCGTAGTGGTATATGGATTATATTGAGTATAAACTAATGCATCATCTTTATAAATTCCATTAGACTCTATACTTGAAAATGTAGAACAAAAATTATCATATCCTTCAATATAATATTTTTCTTCAAATTCTATATCTAAAGTTTTCTTAATTGTTTCATATTGTTTTAGTATAGGGATAAAAATATTTGGATTTTTAACATTACGAAAATGATTTTTCCACATCCATTTTGATTCATCTTCTATGTTAAGTGGTTGATTATTTTTTAAATAATATAAAAAATTTATATCTATCATTCCACCAAAATCAATGAATTGTAATACTTCTTTTTTGTTATACACAAATTTAGACCTATCAGATTTTAATTCCTCTAATAAACTTTTATCTAAATTAATAGCTTCAGAATGATTAAAAGGTAATATATAATCTTCATCAAATCTTATAGTGAGAAATGATATTTCATTTTCTTGTGTGTGAAGTTCATCATCTGTAAACGTACAATGTATAATTGGAAGCCAATTAGTATCATTATATTTATACAAAAATGAATCAAACTCTTTTTTTGATTCTATTATAACCATTTACTTTATAGTATTAAATATAATTTAATTCTTTAACTTTATTTTTTATTTTTTCATACCAAAATTTATGTCCTAATTCATTGGGATGAAAGTCATCTAAAATTCCTCGTTTATCTCTCGTACCAACTCTCACATCATGTTCCTTTTCTAATTCTTTCAAATACTTTTCCCAAGACTCATCTCCCCCAGTTACCCAATTTTTTGTATTAATAATATCCCATTTCTTTTTATATTTGTTTCTATATCGGAATGTGTCATCATCGGGGGAAAAGTCTCCTATAGAATCCCAAAAAATATATTTAATATTATTAGATTCTAAAAATAACTGTAAGTATAAAATATTATCTAAATAATTATTATACATTCTCCATATATTATAAAAATTAGCTATGTAACTTTTCCAATTTTCATATCTTATTGTATTTTGTATTTCTTCGGGGGGAAAATCTATTCTACTTACTTGTATCCAATTTTCATTATTTAATATTTCATACCTATGAAATTCAGTCCACCCAACCAAAACTAATACGTCACTCCATTTATTTTTATTTTGTAATAACCAATCTATTGTAGTTCTAACTATTCGTTGATTAGAACCACCACCTTTAGCATTATTAAAACTATCAATGTTTAATTCTTCAGCTAAAAGATGGACTGAAGTTTTTTTATACATTAGTTGAGGGTTGGTGATATTCTTAGGATTTGGAGTTAGTCCATCTCCTGCCACATAACTACATCCATTTGCATATATGTAATCTATCATATTTTTTATTTTATAAATGTTTTTTTATCGTCTCATACCAAGGACTAAACCAATCTAATACTTCTCTTTGACTCTTATATACTTTTAATAAATCTCTTTTCTTATATAATATATCTTCGTGTAACCTATCTTTAGATTTATCAAAACACCACAATAGTTCAGGTCTTAAATGATTTAATATATCATGTAATGCTCTATGTCTTGGATGTCCGTATTCACCTTGTCTGTTATGTGTTACTATCTTTTTATATTTTCTTTCTCTCAATACTCTAAGTAATTCATAAATAAGTTTTTCTCTATGATAATCTTCTCCACCTTTATAACCTGTCCAATGTTCATATTCTTCTATTCCTATAAACTCCATAGATGCTTTAAATTCTTCTCGTCTAACTTCATTATGATATTCATCTACTACTACAACTTTATATTCTTTTGGATACGATAGTAATTCAGCTCCACCAAATAGTGCCTCATCATCAGGGTGTGCTACAATCATTATCTTATCAATCACAATAAAATACCTTTAAGTTATCATGTTCTTGTAAAAATGAAGCAGGGACTTCAGGAGTTATATCTCCATATATTGCCTTCTCTAAAATATCCTTTTTATGTTTACCTTGTGCTACTAAATAAATTCGTTTTGTATTCATAATAGTTTCTATTCCCATTGTTATTGCTTGTGAGGGAACTTCATCTATAGAATCAAAAAACCTACTATTATCTTTAATTGTATTCTCTGTTAAATCAACCACATGAGTTTTTGAATCTCTTGGTGTGTTTGGTTCATTAAATCCTATATGTCCATTAGTTCCAATACCAAGTATCTGTATATCAATACCACCATAAGCGTCTATTAAATCATCATATAAAGCTACTCCATTTACACTTGGAAAATATCGTTTTTTAAATGTTAAATTAGCAAATAGATGTTCATACATAAAATGATTGTATGATTGTGGATGCCATCCATTTAATCCAACATATTCATCAAGATTAAAAGTAATCGTATCAGAAAAGTTTGTATCTCTCATCTTAGATAGTTCTTGATAAATTCCAATAGGTGTTGAACCTGTCGCTAACCCCAATACTGAGGTAGTGTGAGTTTTTATTAAATCACGAATATTTGATGCTATTAAATGACAAGCTTTTTGATATGTAACATTCTTAATCCTCATTCAAATAAATTTCACTCCATAGTTTAGTGGTTTCAGGAAATACATCTAACATTATTTTCTTTAATGCTCTTGCGTATTCTTGTATCTCTACTTGTGCTGTAGGTTCATCTCTTAACTCTATAAAATTCATCACAGATTGAAATGAAGCTGTCCACCAAACTTGAGTGTATTGTGAAAGAGGTAAAACAATTCGAGCTTGTTCTTTTGCCATACCAGAATCAATCATTCTTTCATAAGTCATCTCTACTTGTCTCATATATTGTTTATAAATCTCAGACATTCGTTTTTGTTGTAAATCATCTAACTCACCTTCCGAAGCTTGTTTGTTATCATCAGACTGTTTTCTCCATACTTCAGGATAATAAAAATCTTCTACTTCCATATAACGACCACTAATCTCATTCCAAGCGTGGTCTTTGGTAGGATGGTCTGATGTGGTTTCTATCCCAACGACATGCTTATATGCTTGTCTCATTACAAATTCGGGTGCCTTGATAATCAGCATAATGTGTTGATGCCGAAATGGTGAAAAGTGTTTGTGTTTGATTAAGAACTTAGACAACTTCCTATCTTTCTCTGTAAAGGTATCACTTCGTTGTCCAAATGATACACGAGCTGCATTTACAGGTGTAAGGTCATCACCAAGTTTATCTACTAACTCGATATAACCCTTATCTAATACATCTATTTTCATGTAACCTCTTTGAGATATTCAGGTAATATATACCAAATTTTACCCACTTGATCTTTTACCTTGATTTTCCCTTTTGAATCTTTTATAACTGTTTTGTCGGTTTTAACAACCTCATCTATATATAGTGTTCCATTAACTGTAAATAGATTTTTTTTTATCTTATATTTCATTATTAACCTATTTGAAATTATTCCAAATCATTCCTATCCTTTGTGAATTTTACCTTTTCGTTTTTTAAACCATTTTCTAAATTGAACTGGTGTTCCAATAGTTATTGGATTACTACCACTTGCTACTGATGCTAATTTTTCTATCTCACTCTGTATTTTCCAACCATTGTCTGTTGTCATAAGTCTACTCATCACGAAGAAATCAATTATCTTTGTATCATAGACAAGAAGTTCATTCCACCAAGCAGTTTTTTTGTTAACATCGGAATCAATCAAACTCTTTTTAAATATTTTTTTATTTTTGATTATAGTTTTATTTGCCACATCAATAAAATCTTTTACAAATTTTGCAACTACAGGTCCTACTGCTTTTTTAGCCTGTTCTTTATACTCATTATATTCAAGATGATTAGGGTCATCTGAGGGTAAGTCCATCCATCTATCATGATATTCTCTTTCTATTTTAGTAATTTTAGAATCAATAGAACCATAATCAATTTTTGCAGCTTTCAAAGCCTTCCCCCATATTTCAGGTTTTCCATCAAACACATGAAAAGCACTTACCCATCTACGACCTTGCTTATCAGGTGTTGTATCAAAATCCATACTTCTTTGTGCTAATAAATGTCCCTCTACATAAAATATAATACCACCCATACCTGTTTGAACACCACGACCTTTAGCTAATGCTTCAGATTCGTGAGTTGCTGTAAATGTAGATATGGATTTTTTTCTATTAAGTACACCCTTGACTTTTGATAAACCATCAGGTCCTGTGATGTGAAATGATTTTACAGGTATCTTTTTACCAAGTGCTTTCTCCACAGTTGCAGGTGTAAGAGGTATGTATTCTCCTCTCCGTACATAATTCAATACTGTTTTTGTATGAGCGGGATACCACTCATTATCTATCCAACTCGGCCCAGCTTGTTTAGAGGGAGCATAAGTGGATTCCATTAATAAATCTTTAAGTTTAATCATAATATTATCCTAAAAGTAAATATTATCCTGTTGGTAATTTTATTAAAAATTCTGAATTACTTAAATTTTTCATTACTTGTATTGGGTCAAATTTCTTTTTATCTTCACCTTTTAAATCCTTTATACCACCTCTAACTAAGCTTTGAAGTCTTCTATGAGAGTTCTCTGTTAGATATTCAGTTGCATATGATGGATTGCTTTTGAATAATTCGTTATATAATAACAAAGTTGGTACAACTTTCCCTTTTAGTAAATCGTTTTTCTTCCAACCTAACCATCTCAATCCTACTGGTGGTTTCATTCCATTTCCATCTTTTGAACCTGTATTACCCCAGTTGGATTGGTCACCTTTACCATACTGATTCCAGGGCTCATCGTCAGTATTTTGAAACTCAAGACCTTTACCGTTGTTGTGGCTACCTATATATTTATAATATTTCCAACTATCCCAGTTTATTCCCTCACGAATCACTTCTTTTTTATTAGTTGGACTACATACTCCATTTACCCATAATGCTTCATTTCTATTATTTTTAAACCAAGTGTCTGCCACAATACCTTCATATGCAAATTTTTCCATATCGGAAATTTTACCTTTTTGAGAATAATATTGACCTACAAAAAGAAGAACCACTTGTAAATAATACAACATATCAAATTTATTCGTTATCGTAAAACCTACTTCTTCTTTTGTTTTTTTAGGATTCCAAATTTTCTTTTTAGGTATCACCCATTTTTCTGGTAATTCATCAAATACTTTACTAAAATCTGCTAACAATGCATTTCCACCAATAGCACTACTATAATCAAAAGTTTTTAAATGTTTCAGTATAGGTGCACCTTTAGTATCAACAAATATAGCAGATATTATTTCTCCATTAGCATCTACATCTTTTTTACCTAATCTTCCAATACTACCTTCATAATCACTTCCTGTATAACCTTGTAATCCTACATTAATTCCCCATAATTGTTTCCACATCGTCATAGCAAAATCTGCTCTCATATTGAAAAAATTATAATATTGTGTCAATCCATAAGTGTTAGGATAATGTTCTGTTTGAGATTCAGGTGGATTTTCGAAATTCGATGAACCACTAAGTTCTACATTGTTAAACGCTTTCGGATTAAATCTAGGCATTCCTTTTATGGAAGTCGTCCAACTATCAGTCGCTATCTCGTGACCAATCTCAATCGCTTGATAAACTATAGGCCATTCTCCATTTACTCTTTTTTGAAAAGCCTTTGGTAGATACTTCGAATGAAAAGCATCACCTGGAAAAATACCACCAGTTCCATCTATAGTTATAGATAAATCCATCAATCCATTATAAGATGAAAAATTATTTTGTACACTTGTTTTTGGATTATGCATTATATCATACAACATTTTATTCTTATATAATAATGGAGTAGTTTTTAAACTACCATTTATAGCATTATACTTGTTACCTAAATAATTACCTTCTTCAGAACTGTTTAAATCTCCTCCTGGTCTAAAACTTCCAGCTAAAGGTGGAGTTCCTATCGGATAAGTTGTAGGACTAATAGAATCATCACTATCTTGATGTATCCCTCTTTCTACTACACTATTAAGAGAATCTAAAAAATTAACCTGAGAAGCTTGTAATCTTGGTTTCTCTTCACTATCTTTAGATGTAAATAACTTACCAGCAGCTACATTAGCATAAGGTAATATTGTTATTCTTTCTAATCCTACTTCTTTCTTCTCATCACCATTTTCATCTATCTTAAAAAAATCTGTTAATTTTTGTGCTTGCATACCACCTAAATTTGGGTCACTTTGTCCTAATTTTCCTTTTGGTTGATTAGTACCATATAATGCTGTAACTGCCATTGAATTTGGTATTGAGACTTTTAAATCTTGAGTTTTAACAAATGAACCTGGGTCGTGTACAGGGAACTCATATACTCTATTAAAATCTCCTTTAGGTGCTTCTGGATCTTGAGGTGCTTCTGGATTATTGTCATTAAACACACTATGGTCACTAATTGCATTTTTATCTATAATTCCTATCCTATTTTCAACACCAGCATCGTATATATTTGAAACTGCATCAAAACTAAATATAGAACCAAAATCATCAGCCATCACACTAAATAAATTATTCATACCTTCTCTAACGGTACTAATACCTGCGAATGCATCTTTTAACACATAAGCATTAAAATATAAATTTCTAAAATATCCATAAGGATTAGTTTTTTCATTATAACCATCTACTTCAACTTTTGGTATAACAGGTGTATCTTCTCCTACTTGTGAAAGATTCATCTTTAAAAAATTACCTAAATTTCCATATAAATTAAATCCTTGGTCGTCATCAGTAATATCAGAAACCTTAGCTAACTCTAAACCTGGAGTTCTGTCAGGTATCAATACAGAATTACAATTTGTAGTGATAAGTTGTTTTGGTAAAGTAAATTTAGTACTTTCAAATTCTTCTGGTATTATATTACCTTTATTATCAATTTTAGGTTCAATTGACCTAAAATATACAGCAACCTCATCATTTGACCCATATCCTAAAAGTCTTGTCAATATATTATCTTCAAACCAACCCCATCTTACCCAAACTTCTGGTTGACCATTTATATGGTCAAGTATACTATCAGTTGAACCGACAGCACCAAAAGTTACTTTAGACACTATATCTTTTGTGGTATCCCATGTCTTCTCCCACATTCCTTCTGAAGAAGCTGCTTCTGTGACTTTACCAGTTTGTTCATCTACTGTCCTTCTACCAACTTCTGAACTAAAAGATTGAAAGTTTGTAGTCTTCATTACTTGTTTTTTTTCTTGATAAGTTCCTATATTATCTGTCCAATTAAATCCTGTAAATATTTGTATGACACCATCACTCGAATGTTGTTCGAAAATAGTATACTCACCACCCGTCTCCATCCAAGCTCCAAGAACTATTCCAACTCCAACAACTGTTCCAACTACAGCACCAACTGTTGTACCAGCAAAAGGTACAATTGAACCAACCGCTGCTCCAGACATCATTCCAAGTTTAGCACCTGCTGCAAGTGAACCTAACATAAGTGCTGATTCTCCAGCTTCAGACCCCAGTTTCTTATTTTTACTAATATCTGCGGATTCATCGGTTTGCTTTCCCGAACCATCCTTCTCTTCCTTAAAAACAGTAGTATTTCCCCAAGGGTTCTCGATAGATACAAGTTCTTCTCCATCTTGATACTCAAATGTTGGTGGTTCTTGTCCTAGTAATGCGTAAAACAAAGTTTCTGGTAAATTTTGTATAGTTTTGTAAAAATTAGGTGCAGGTAAATCCATTGATTCACCTGAATCATTTTGTAATGTTAAAGTTGAGGGTTTACCATGTCCATCTCGTGGTACAACAGTATCTAAAATACTAACACCTGTAGTTAATATTGTAACCTCTGCATTAAATCCACCTGCAGTCATTGAATAATTAAAATTAGAAATAGTCCCAAGAGCAAAATCATAATCTCCTTCTCCAGCTAAAATTCTGTTCTCATATTGTTCTGCTAAGTTCTTTTTATTCCAAAGTAAAGACTGATCCCTCATTCCCATTATTCCAAGTTCCTTAACATTTTTAACTAATTCATCACCCAATGTTAATCCTTTTGGATAAGTTGACCAACCAAACTCTAATAAGACTTCAGCACCAACTGTAAAAAAATGTGGTGTCAATCTCTCTAAATCATCTAAACCAGAAACCATAAATGAAACAGTAGCTTTTCTCAAAGATTTTACATTACCTTCATATGATATACTTACATTTTTGATACCAGATGTAGGTTTATAAAAATCTCTATTATTTAAAGTCTCGTGTCCACCATATACTTGGTCAAACCCACTCTTCATAATAGGTTCACCACTTTCCATATTTACTTCACCACCTGCTCCTAAAACAGCTATTTTACCCGAACTAGGATTGTTTTTTTCTCCTACCACCGTAAGAGATATCATCTGAGCCCATGTAGTTCTTGTATATAACTCACTTAGAGTAGAATTATCTGATATTGGTTGATTTGGTGATTCAGGATTTTCTCTTCGTAATAACCTTGATTTTCTGTTTAGTTTATCCTGTATCGTTTTTCGTATTGGACGTAATGAAAAATTAGACATTTTAGAACAAATCGTTTAGTTTTTTCAGTTCAATTAAAATCTCACCTGGAGTACTTGGTATCCTTACTTGTTTTTCTGAATTAAGATATATAGAACCATCATGAATGTTATTCGCTTGTGCTATTATCCACCATAAAGATGGGTCATTATAAACTCTATGAGCTATATGTTCACATCTCTCCATAGCTTTAGGATAAATGAATATATCATCATCTTTTAAAGGTATTTTAGGATAAATTGTAGGTTTAAACACACTCTTTCCTTTAGAATTCTTTTTAATGTCGGTAAATTGATATCTTGATGTTTTAGGCATTAGAATATCTCCGTCATTTTTTCACCTGCTATATCAGTTACTAATTCTTGCTGATGATATGCCCTTGGATTTACTTGAAAATCCATTGGTTGAGTTGGATTAGTTCCACTTTCCCATACCCTATCATTATCAATACCAATATGTTTACCATACTTATTACTCAATACTTTACCAACATAACGGAAACCACAACTTACAGTAATGTATTTTGGAAATTGCATTCCAGGTGCTGTTTCCCATAATCCAGTATCTTCAATCTGATATGAAAAGTTTTCAAAAAATCCAGGAAACTCTTTATACATATCACCTATTGTCAACTCTGCAAAAGGACCTATCATTCTTTGAGACTGAGATTCATATTCAGGATATGTCAATCCTATCAATGCATTTAACTTTTCTAATAATATAGGTAATTCTTGTTCAGATTTAGGATGTATGGTAAAAGAAAAATTAACCAATCTATTATTACCAGTATAGGTATAAACATTTTCAGCTCTACCAATAAATCGTTGACCACTCCACTCAGGAGCTAAACTGTCTGATATACCTGTCATTATAGCTCTAAAAACTATATATTTGTTAGAAACTAAATCTTTAAATCTAAGATTAACTAAATCTTGAGGTAAATCCGCTTTTCCATTTTCTGGTTCACCATAAGGAAATAAATTTACCTTATCACCTAAAGTATCTTTTACTTTCTTATTGCTATGTATAGACTTCTGAGTATAACCAGATAGTTTAGTACTACCTTTATCAAGTTGTCCTTGATGACCCATATCATCTATAATTTGTTTACCTTGTAACTTTTCTTCTTTAGACTTAATAGATGATTGCCACTTTTCATCACCTTTCTCGTAAGCTTTTGAATTTATACGGTCTTGATAATCAGTAGATACAGGTTTTAATTTTTTATCATCAACCTTACTTAATCGTGATTTATATTGAGTAAGTTTATCTTTACTACCAAGTGATTTGTCAGAATCTATATACCGAGTAGGTGGATCGGGTTGAGTTAACTTCATTCCTAAAACTCCACCAACAGTATTCAAAATTTCTTTTTTAACTTGACCTACTGGGTCACCTAATGCATTGTTTAATTTATCCCAACTACTTTGTTTTTTCTGTTCTTCTACTGAACTACCTCTGAATGATTCATTTGTCCATTGAGCTAATTTATTATCTTTACCTCTATAATCTTTTTGAGTTAATGGATTTTGATTAAACCTATCATAACCTTCCATTACTTCATACATACCAGGAGTTTGTTTTACACCTGTGAATAAATCAGTTAAGGTAGATACATTAAGAAATCTAGGTAATTTAACTATTCGAGATGCTCCTATTTGAGCAAAAAATGGATTTATAAGTCTTGTTTCTTCTCTTGGATTTAATAATTGTAAAACTGATTGTTTACCTAAATGTAACTTTCCTGCGTCAGTAGAATGTTGGAATAGATTTAACCGTGTAATATCGGTTTTTATTCTATTTTGAAGTCCTTCCACTCCACCTCTTACAAATTCAATTGTATTCTTAACATTAGAAAATCTATTTGTTCCTGAGTATCTAATGTTCTCACCTATATCCATCAAATCACGATAAATTAATGGATGCATTCCCTCTACTCCAGATTCTAATCTAATTTGTGAAGGTGTTCTGAATTGATAAAAATTGTCAAATTTAAATTTTTGTTCATTCATTTCAGGTTTGGTAAATTTTCTTTTAAGTTCTGATTCAACTACTCCATTGTCTTTAGAAGTATATCTTACTGTATTTACATCATAAGTCGTAGTAGACTTAACTTCTTTTCTTAAAGTAGATTTATCCTTTAATACTTGACTGAACTCTTTTAATTTTGGTATGTTAAAATCTTTTAATCCCATCATTATTCCTTAATTGCATCAACTGTATTCTTAAAACCTTTTTCTGTTACAGTTGCAAGTTCGTGTGTAGCCTCAATTTGAGCTTTAGCTCCTTCACCAATAGCGGCTCCACTTGCGGCAGCGGCTCCAGCCATTGTGTTTGCTTGAGTTGTTGTCAATCTTGCTAATTCTGATGTGGATAATCCTACTGCTTCAGCTAACTTCTGTCTCTGTATGACATTCATTCTATTGAATTCAGCTTCTCCACCAACTTGGTTCTTAACCTCTCTCAATACTCCTTCTAAATCACCACTTAAAGCTAATTGTCTTGCTTTATCAAGATTCAACTCTCTACCAATCAATACTGAAGCTTCCATCTGTTTACTAATTGAACCTTCAATATCTAATAATCCTTCAGCTACCTTTTGTACCGTAGATAAATTAAGACCTAAAGATTTAGCAGATACTGCTGCTGCCATAACATTCTTACCACCATCAGCTGAGAATTTTGCAAATGCTTCTGTACTTCCAGCGATATCAGCAAATACATCAGCAGGTGCTACACCTCTTTGTCTTGCTAATTGAGCTGTCGCCATTTGCATATTTAATAATTGTTCGTTAGTCGCTCCACTAACTGCTTTTTGAACACGAAGGATTGCTGCAGCATTTTCTTCAGATATTGAAAACTGTAAACTCATCCGTTTCATCTGTACGGCTAATCCTGTCGTAACCTCATTAATATTACCAAACTCTTTAGTCATAGCAGTTACTGCTTTTTCATTAACAGCTAAAGCTGACCCTAACTTGACCGTTTGAGCATAAGATAAACCAGTATTAGTAGCGAACTTATGAATATTTAACGCCATAGATACAACAAAACCACCAGCTACTGCTAATGGACCTGCTAACGCTTTTGAGAATTTCAAAATCTTTGCAAAAGATTTTCCACCAGAAAGAACCTTGTTAGTAAAGGAAGATAATGCTTTATTCTTCTTTGCATCAAACGCTTTACCAACACTTGCTGACCATTTCTTCCCTACACCTGGTATTTTACCAACCATTCCTTGAACATTATCTCTCGCCGAGTCAAAACCTGAAGATATATTACCAGCCATATCATTAGCAGCTTCATAATGTTTACCCTCTTTCTTTATAGCATCCAAGTTTTTCTTTTTAAGTTTATAATCATCTTTACTCATCTCATTTGATTCTACGGCTGCTTTCATGGCTTTTTCTACTTGTTTCCAGTCAACACCCTTAAATGAACTCTTACCCATATTGTTAGCGTTCTTTGCGGTTTGTTCAGCCGCATCTTTAGCTAAATTTATAGCTTTATTAAACTTATCGGCGGATTCTTCACCTTTTTGTATACTACCATCTAATTTGTCAAACGCAATCAATACGTTTTCACTAAGGTTTCCTAGTTTTTCAAACTTACCTGCTAATTTTTCGACCGCTTCTGGAGTCAGTTGTTTTGCCATATAAGACTTTCAATATTGTTATATTTGAATTAAGTTGTAACAATTATATTTTAAAATCAATGTCTTTACGAGATTGTCTTTAATCCAAGTTTTTTCATCCGTGCTTTAACTCGTTTTGCTAACTCTGGATCATCTTTGAACGTTTTTTGTAGCATCTTTTGATTCTTTTCTCTATCTCTCTTTATATCATTGGCTATTTTTTTTGCAGATGGACTATTACCAAGTGCTTTTGCAACCTTATCAGCTCTACCACTTGTTAGGGCAGCAATAATACTTCCGAGAAACTCAGCTATTAAATGTTCGTTTTTTATTTTGATTTTAGACATATAAATTCCAGTTTTAAATAAATATCAGATTATCTATTTTTTAAGACATTATGACGAGCCTTCTCAAACTCTTTAGCCTCATCTTCATATGCTTTTATCAATCGTTTTAAATACCAACGACGTAGATAAACTGGTAAATTATAAGCTTGTTTGTAGGTAAATCCACCTTTAGAGTGGAATATTAATTGAAATATTTGTTCGTGTAACTCTGCACGATACTCACGAGGAAGGCCAAAAAAACTCGGCAGTTAATGGTACTGCCGCGTCTATCTCCTCTCCGTATTTGTCCGTCACCTTCACGATCATTTCCAAGTCTGGGGTTACTGACATTATATACGCTCTTAGAGATAAACTATCAATAGAAAATAATTCGTTATCAACAAAGTTATTTATAACTTTTCTTTCACGATTACCATCAACTTCTGTAATTTGACTTTTTAATCTTGTAGTCAATGTTCTATCTATTTCTGAAACCTTTTGTAATGCTTTTGTCTCCGCATCAACTTTGTCCATTTGTCCAGATGTCATTACTCTAAATTTAATAACTCTTTCGGTTTGTGGTAATTTATATTCCACCTCACCATTTTCATCAATTGTAAATGAATCATAATCTATGTCCACTTCTTCAATCTTAGACAAATCTACTTCAAATTCTTCCATCTCTTCGTTAGAATTTGTCCCTTGAAATTTATACTGTTTACCATAAGCTAATATTCTTGCTGATATCAATATTGCATTCTTATCACCAAGTAACATTTCATCTAATTTAACTTTTTTATCAACAATTAATTCTCTTAATAGGTAATCTACTACGATACCTTTCTTAATTAATGTCTCAGAAGTTAAAATATCTTCTTCTTTAGCTGTCATGTATTTTAATTCCACTTGTCCATTAGACAATGGATTATCTTTGTTGTAAAAGCGTCCTCTTGACGGTAAGTCTATGACTTCCGTAGGAAACTTTGTAGTCTCAGGCATTTAATATTCTCCTTAATGAAAAACTATAACTTTTTTATAAATATAACCGAAAAAAATCTATCTTCAAATTTTTTTATGTCCTCGTTGTGTTTACTTTTTGGGTGAGAATTTCTCTTTGATTGGTTTAAGTAACATATCAAATAAGATATCGTCATATTTAGTAGGCGTCATTTTTACGATTTTTTCTAAAGCGTAAATAACTACTAAAACATATTCCCAATTTGCTGCTATCCATTCACTCATTTTTAACTCCTATTGTTAGAATTGTAATATTGCGTAATCGTATCGAAGTGTTAACTCGATATCTACTGGGTCTGTACTATTGGAGAAATCCACATCATTAAAGTTGACATCTTGTGCCCAAGCTCCCTTTAATGTCCATTCTTCTACAACATCACCAACAGGCCCTAATAAATTAAATGTTACATCTTTTTTATAAAAATCGGTATATCCATCACGACCTGTAACTGATTCGTGAGATAATCTTACCCATTCCATAACTGACTGTGCAGCTGACGGTACAATTGGGTCATATAGAGTAGTAGCCAATGGTTGCCATTCACCTTTACCCTTAACATATCGTTTAACATTCATGTGATCAAGAACGATTTCTTCAAATGTAATTTGAGGTCTATTAGCTGTCTTAACAAGATACGCTGGTATTCCCTCTATATACATAATAAACCGATTCTTAGTCTTCGGTTCAAACGGAGTGAACATAATTTCATTTGCATCAATTAATTCGGGCATTTACTATCTCCTTGTTGGATAAATTTTTCTTCACATATAAATATAATGATGTATGAAAAAACAATACATTAATCATCACATTTCTTTGAAGTTTTTTTGAAGTTTTTATAAAAACAAAAAACCCCAACCGAAATTGGGGCTTTTCATTATACGTTACTGTTTGTTATAAGTCAAACTTATTCAGGGAACGCTGCTCCCGTAGGTAACACTACAAAGTCAAGAACAATAAACTCTGCTGTTCTTGTAGGTTGAATGAATATTTGTCCAACAAGACGATTTCTATCAACAACATCTGGTGTGTTGTTAGTATCATCCATTACGACTCTAAACGCATTCAAACCACTATTTGCTTGTACTGATTCAAGATACGGATTAACCGTGTTCAAAAATCTATTTCTTGTTTGTGTAGTATTTTGTTCAAATACTAAGAAACGAGATGTAGAAGCAATATACTTCTTCAAGTTAATCAATAATCTACGAACATTAATCCTATCAAGTGCTGATGGTTTAGACTGAAGTGTTTTCTGTCCAAATACCGTTACACCTTGACCTGGGAATGTTGCGATTGGATTAACTCTATTTTCATAGAGTTTATCTCTCTCTGCATGTGTTAATCTTGATTTAGCTTCTGTAACAGAAGTTAGACCACCTCTATTAAGACCAGCTGGTGCGAACCATTCTTGTCCAACTCTATCATTGAACGCAAATACTCCACCTAACACTACTGAAGGTGGCACCCACATTGGTCTGTTAGTAGATGTATCCATAATTTTTACCCAAGGATAATATACACCTGCATAGTTGGTATCTAAAGAACTAATACCATCTGTAGCATTTGTTATACTATCTGACCAAGCAAATCCATCCATTATATAAAACGCATCAGCTCGAGCTTCCATCTTAGTTATCGCGTGATTCGTTACCGCATTATGCATTGTAGTACCTGAAGAAGCGTGTATCACACCTGGAATCATTAATAAATTAATATCCCATTCATCAGGGTTACTTAAAGCATTAATTGCTCGTTTATAAGCTTTTGAACCAGTCGCATTTGATGAACCACAATCAAAACCTTGTGTGTTCGTTGAACTGATATCATTACCAGTTTTTGCTTTGGTTTGTGGGTTTCCACCATCAAATCCCCATTGGAAACCTACTCTAAACTTACGTTGTCCTATATCTGATAAAGCTAATGTTACTAATTCTGAACCATCTGAATAAGTATCAACATTTAAAGATGTACCTACATCTGTATGTCCATACATATTAGCTAATGAGAATACAGAATTGTCACCATTACCTGCTGAACTCCAAACTGGTGATAAGTATGCTTGTGCGTCTTTACTATCTGTATCAAACCCATAAAACATATTAGAATCATAATCACCTAGATTATTAATTTGTTGTGTGTTAATAGAAGCAGTTGGTATATTAGTTCCTGGAACTGGATTAACCATCTTATTATATCCATAAGGTACTACATTGGTAGAAAATGTTTCTATTGTTGAGTAGTCACCTACACGAATATAAGATGAATTGTTAGCATAATCCCCATGCCAAGTCAATTTACCATTAGCATCAATAACAACATGTCTATCACCAATTCTCTTAGCGAAGTAGTTAGATGATGCTGGGTCAAAATTACAATTATCAAATTGTTCTAATAATTGATTGTTGTCGGCATTGTCTGGATTATAATTCCGAACCTGTACACTAAATTCACCATAATCACTACCTGGTATTGAACCAGCAGCTTTAATGTTCAAGATACAAACTGTTACATCTGTATTTGCATCTGTTCCATGACTTAGTGTGTAGAAACGGAATAAGTTTTTCTGAGCACTTGTTGCTGTATCACCTTGATCAATAATATAAGGTGTACGAGCTGTTGAGTAATCTACATTACCACCCCAAGTTGAGGCTACACCAACACTATTAAACTGTGCAGTGTAAGCACCATTTGAACCACCTGAAAAATCTAATCCTGCGGAAGATGATGCACTACCTGTTATGGTTAGTTCCATCCAATCAGAGGATAGAGCGTGTGCTGTATTTTTAAATTGTTTATACAAGTAAACATAATCTGTTGCACTTGTAGGATCTTTTGTGATAACTTTATCTACATAATATGCAGAACCAGTATCTAATGAAGCGGAAATGGATTGTAAAAGTCCATTAGAACCACTAACACGAATCACGAATGAACCGCTATCGTTTGAAAATCCAACTTCAGTCTTTGATATGTCTGATGTAGACGCTAAAGATGTATTTGACAAAGTGAAAACGGTTTTCCATCCACTTGAACTACCTGATGCTTGTACATGTACTGAATCTGCTTTATATCCACCTGTATTTAAAACACGAACTATCGTGACGGTAGATGCAGAACCAAGATATTCTTGTACAGCATAAGGAACATAAGTGGTCTTCGTTAACCCACCGAATTTTTCTTCAAATTCTTGAAAATTTTGAACAATGGTAGGTACGAAAGCTGGTCCTTTTTGTGTAGCTCCTATGACACCTGCGCCAATGTTTGATATTCCTTGTGGGAGAAACGAAAGGTCTGTTTCCTGGGTAAAGACACCAGGACTGACTATTCTTTCGGCCATTGAATTTCTCCTAAATGATTGTTAAATGTATTATATACGAAATTTTGTTAAATATAAATATAAAGTAAAAACCCCAAAATCACTCATTTGGTGTAAAAATACCACTATCTACGTCTAAATTTCCATTTCCGTATTTGTCCGTAAGACTTTTAACAACTTCTTGTTCATTTTTTTGTAATGCTTGATGTTCTTGAGTCAAAGCTTCACGGTTTTCTTTTAACTCATCAAGTGTAGATTCAACTGAATTCATCTGTAAGCTGTTCTGACCAATCCGTAATATGACATCAGTATACTTTTGTTGTAATTGTTTTACTGCATCAAGTTCTTCTTGTGCTAACTTTACTCCACCAGAGTATTCTGTTTTTGTTTCTTCTACTATTTCAGTTGTTTTTTCTTTTTCGGGCATGTTATAACTCCTAAATTAATTAAAATTGTTTTATATAAATATAAGTTATTTTTTCAAACACTTACAATTTTCTTTAATATTATCTATTTCTTCTTTTAAAGTTTTAATTGATTCAACCAATACTGGAACTACCGCTGCATAATTAACAGTTAAGTGTGATTCTTTTCCATTTAATCCATCTACTTCCTTCACAATTTCAGGAATTACAGACTGAACTTCTTGGGCTATGAAACCTATATCGTGTCCCCTACCTTCTTTCTTCCAATCAAACTCTACACCTCTTAACTGTAAGACATCACCTAAACCATAAGATATATCTTCTACATTTTCTTTAAGTCTGGCATCAGAAGCTACGGTTGATGAAAACGCTACGACATCTGCATCAGCGTGAAAGTTACCACCATTAGCGAATCTAAATTCTTCTACAGCTCCCAATGAAACTCCAATATCATCTGCACTTTCTAAGAAGAATCCTGTATCTCCATCTGAAACAAAGTTTATTGATGGTTCGGTAGAAGTACCATTTCCTACATCAATTCTATCAATTACTTTCATTCTCGCAATAGAACCAGTTGAAACTGAACTACCACTTACTAATCCAAAATCTTTTATTGTTCCTGTAGAGGTTAAGTTAGTAGCTGTTAATGTAGCAGTATCAAATGATAAATCACTATCGTCTGTAAGTTGTCCATTTGTTGTAGTAAATACAACTCTACCACTCGTCAAATCGTCTGCAATAACTGTGTTAGCTCGGAAGTCATAAGCTCCTATATCAACATTAGCTCCAACACCTTCAACTATCGCAGCTTTTTGAGCGGCTGAGGTGGTTAATGTACCAGCACTAACATTTAATGTTTTACCTGAACCAACAGTTACATTAGTTCCATCTACAGTACCACCATCAATATTAGCAGTTGTTACAGTTCCTAAATCTGCTATTGTGTTTCCTTCATTTGTCCAGTTACCAATAACCTCACTCATTACAACCGCACCAAATGAACCAGTTGAAGTTGATGAACCACTTACGTTACCACTTGTTTCTAAACTTGTGAAAACAACATCATCACCAGTTCCAACTCCTATTGAAGTTCTTAATGTTGCACCACTCTCAGCAACTGGGTCTGTTGTTCCATCTCCAACAATCATCTGACCATCTGTGAGAACTGCCATAGCTTGAATAGCTCCAGCTCCGTTTCCTAAAAGAACACCACCATCGGTTAAAGTACTTACACCAGTTCCACCATCCGCTACTGCTAAATCTGTAATACCATTAATTGTTCCACCATTAATATCTACGGTTGTAATAGTTCCTAAATCGGCTACGGTGTTTCCAGCATTTGTCCAATTACCCTGTATACTATCTAAATCAAGTGTAGCTGTTGATGTTCTACCAAACGAACCAGTTGAAGTTGATGAGCCACTTATATCACCACTAGCACTAATAGCTGCAAATAATACATCATCACCAGTTCCAACTCCTATTGAAGTTCTTAATGTGGCACCACTTTCTGCTACTGGGTCAGTTGAACCATCTCCAACTATCATTTCTCCATCACTAAGTACTGCCATTGCTGTAATTGCACTTGTTCCACTACCTAATAATACTCCACCATCAGTTAATGTACTTGCTCCAGTTCCACCATCGGCTACTGCTACATCTGTACCACCTGCTCTATAAATATGATTACCCTCTATTGTAATATCTCCAGCACCTGATCTGGCTATCGTTGTATTACTGGCGTGTCCTAATTCTATTGCTGTAAATTGTGGTGAATCACCAGTTCCAACTCCTATTGAAGTTCTTAATGTTGCACCACTTTCTATTGATGGGTCTGTTGAACCATCACCCACAAGCATCTCTCCATCTCCAAGTGCGGCTGTTGCTGTAATTGCTCCTGTTCCACTACCTAATAATACTCCACCATCTGTGAATGTTGAAGCACCTGTACCACCATCGGCCACTACAAGGTCGGTAATTCCTGTTATTGAACCACCATCTATATCTATTGTTGTAAACTTACCTTCTGATGCACTTACAGTTCCACTTGAACTTATATGTCCAACTACACTCAATGCTCCACCTGCTATTGCTAAACTATCACCAGTTTGAGTTAATGTAACATCTCCGTTATCAAAATTAATTACAGCACCTTCAGCTAAGAATAAATCACTCCATTGTAATGCAGTTGTACCTAGTGCAGCTCCATCACTTGTTTGAGGTGAAACTGTTGAACCAAATCTTGCTCCATTAGCTATAAACTCAACACTTGAAGAAATAGCTGTTTGTGCATGCCAATATCTAAGATTAGCTACTGTACCACCAACTCCAAAATCTAAACCAGCTGCGTCCATTAACGCTGATGTAGTACTTCCACTTGCTATAGTTATATTTTTATCTACAACATCAAGATTTGAAGATGAAATACTTGTTTGGTCGCCTTGTACCGTTAAATTACCTGGAATAGTTACATTATTTCCACTAAAAGTAGAACCTTCAATTAATACATCTCCCCCACTTGCGGCTATTGTCATGTTACCGCTATCACCAGTAATATTTCCTGTAATTGTCATAGCTCCATCTATATCTAAATCACCACCACCTAATGTTACTTTATTAGAACTATGTGTTAGAGTTACATCACCATTATTAAAATTAATTACTCCACCATCTGCGAGGAATAAATCACTCCACATCTTAGAAGTAGTTCCAAGTGCTGCTCCATCTGAAGTAAGTGGTGATACTGTTTGTGTAACTCCACCAACTACTGTTAAATTTCCAAATGAACCAGTTGAAACTGAACTACCACTTACAAGGGTAAAATCTTTTATTGTTCCTGTAGTGGTTAAATTTGTTGCTGAAAGTGTTGCTCCAGTAAATGTTAAATCTGAATCATCACTTAATACTCCGTTTGTTCCTGCAAATACAACTCTACCACTTGTTAATCCGTCTGCAGTTAATGTTGCCGCTCTAAAATCATGAGATCCTATATCTGTATCTCCACCAACACCTTCAACTATAGCTAATTTTTGTGCAGTTGATGTCGTTAATGTACCAGCACTTACATTTAATGTTTTACCTGAACCTACAGTTACATCAGATGTTGCTATTGTTGCTCCATCAATTGTACCACCATTTATATCTGCTGTAGTGATAGTACCTAAATCTGCTACTGTGTTACCTGCATTTGTCCAATTTCCTTTTATGGAAGCTAAATCAATATCAGTCGCAGATACTCTACCAAATGAACCAGTTGAAGTTAATGAACCACTCACATTACCTGTGGTTGTTACTGAATCAATAAAGGCATCTTTCCAATAAACTGATGAAGTACCTAAATCAACATCACTATCTGTAAGTGGTTGTACTACTCCATCTGCAATCTTAATCTGTACCTGATTATCAGCATTAAATCGTATTTCATTTGTTGTTCCAAAATCAATAGCAGTTTGAGAATCTTCTCCTAAAATCAAATCCGTAGCATAAATTGAAGTAATATTAGTTTGAGCTGCTGTTGCAACTTGTCCATAAAGATTAGCTGCTCTAACATCTCCACTCGCACTTATAGTACTACCAGTTATCGCTGTAGAACTAAGACTTGTCGCTGTTAATGTCTCTCCACTAAAAGTGAAATCACTATCGTCTGATAGAACTCCATTTGTTCCTGCAAATACAACTCTTCCACTTGTTAAACCATCTGGTGTTATTGTAGCTGCTCTTAAATCAAAAGCTCCTATATCAATGTTGGCTCCAGCTCCTTCCATAATTGCTTCTTTTTGAGCTGCTGATGTGGTTAGTGTACCACCACTTACATCTAAAGTTTTTCCACTACCAACCGTAACATTAGCTCCATCAACTGTTCCACCATTAATATCTGCAGTTGTTACAGTTCCTAAATCTGCTACTGTATTTCCAGCGTTTGTCCAATTACCTATAACTTCTGCCATAGTAACTGCACCAAATGAACCAGTTGAAGTTAATGAGCTACTAATATTTCCACTTGCTGTAATATCTCCTGTAATATTTAAATCATCAGCGAATGATATTCCTCCGACATCTTCACCTGCAGATTGAAAATTATCTGCGTATATTGTACCACTTGCACTTATATGTCCACTAGCAGTTACATTTCCAGTTAATTGTACTCCAGCATTACCACTTAATGTCAATAATCCTGCTGATGTTGATAAATTACTTGCCGCAGCTGCGTCAATTGATATTCCTGATGTACCATCAATAGTAATTGCTCCACTTGCATCTACATCAAATGTACTTGCATCCATGTCTATAGCTACATCTGAATCTCCACCAATAGTAATTGCAGAACCATCTATGGTAACTGCTCCACCAGCATCTATATCTAATGTACTGGATGGTGTTATAGAAACAGTTGTCATTCCTGTTTCAGATAATGCTCCCGCACCGTCAAATTCCCAAGTACCTACATCATCACCAAATGATGCTCCACCAGCACCTTTTGCACTCAATGTTGTAGTTGCATCTATCGCAACTGTAGTAGTACTATCTATATCTACTGGTCCACCACTTGCTGAAAGTGAACCACTTAAATAAAAATCATTCCATCTTTTAGAATCACTACCTAAATCATAAGAATCACTTGCATCTGGTATTATACTTGAACTTAAATCTGCTGTTATAGTTATTGAATCAGATTCCGCATCTCCTATTGTTATATTTCCACCAAGAGTTAAATCTCCAGTAATATTAGCATTACCATTAACCATCAACCCTGAACCACTAATAGCTGAACCACTAATATTACCTAAAGCAAAACCTGTTGTATTTGCTGTAAGTGTCTGTATAGTACTTCCCTCACCATCTACAAATACGATTGAAGATGTGATTACATATAACTTACTCCACGCTTTGGCTGCAGAACCTAAATTATAACTGTCTGTTGTATCTGGAATTAAAGAACTACTAACAAAAGCAAAACTTCCTGTTACAAAATTACCTTGTCCCCACCGTTGTCCTGACTTACCGAGTTTTCCCTCGCCATCAGTGCGGGGGACTATATTTTTTGTTGCCATTCTTTAACTCCTACCTAACCATATATGGTTAGATCCTCAATTTGTGCATCTGTCAAACCATTCGTTTCATATGCGTGTTTAAAATAGTTGCTCACTCTTAACATAATATCTTGTCCATCTTCACTTAATTCAAAATTTGGGTCATTTATAGGCCAATACCTATCTATAGGTTGTAAATCACCGTTAGAGTTTAATTCAAATACTCCTCTTTCCATTGTTGTTGGGTCATTGCCTATATATGCCATATTAAATAAATATCTCTTTCTAAGTAATTTGTAGTATTGAAGCTACAACTTGTGTACTATTAGCTGTATCAGGTCGTATACAAAGTGAATCTGTTGTTTCTAAATTAACTGGTTTATCTAATATAAAAGTACTTCCAGGTACAATTATAGCGTTTGTTATAAGACTAGAAGTCGTAGACGCTGATGCATCTAATACTTTTAAATCAGCTTTAATTGTTTCCGAACCTGTATTTGACACATAAACCGCATGTACAACTGAAGTTGTCGCAGATGGTGTCGTATACAAATAGGTATCTGCAGTATTTGAAGTTACCGTAGCTGTTGCATTTTTAAACGTATTTGCCATTATTATTTCCTATTAAGACACTTTTCTTCTACTATAAATATTAAATTTTTCAAAATTAACCTCCAAATACTATAGCCATTGCAATAGAAGATGGGTCTGAAGGTAAATTTTCTAAATCTGAACCATCACCTAATACTTTACCAAATGAACCAGTTGAAGTTAAACTACCACTTATATTACCAAATCCTTGTGATAATTGTGAAGAACCACTAATAACTCCACTTGGAAGTTGACCACTACCACTCATAGTTCCACTTGGAAGTTGTGCACTACCACTCATAGTTCCACTTGGTAAAAGAGATACAACTTGTCCAGAACCACTTACTAAGGAAGTACCCAAATAACTACCACTAATACTAATAGACCCAGTAAATTGGTGTGTATCTGTAATATCATCACCAAAAATTGTACTACCACTTGAAAAACTTTGTGTAGTATAAGTTACAGATGAACTTACAATATATTGTTGTGCTGTTAAATCCCCTTCTACTGTTAATCCACTAAATGTAGGTGAATCAGTAGTTTGTAATCCTAAATCTACTGCTGAAGCAGCTACTCCATTTGTAGTAAGTGTAACTTGACCTTGAGCTGAGCTTGCCATTGAAGATCCAGATACAATACCACTTCCTGTTATAAATCCTTGCCAAGAACCACTTATATCACTTTCAATTTGGACTGAACCAGATACTATATTAGATATCTTTGAACTTAAATGTGCTTGTGATAAAGAACCACTTATATCATCTTCAATCTGAACAGAACCAGATACTATATTAGATATCTTTGAACTTAAATGGGCTTGCGATAGTGAACCACTTATATCTGAAGCTAATTGAATAGACCCACTAACAATATCTGATACTTTCGAGCTTAAATGTCCTTGTGATAAAGAACCACTTATATCATCTTCAATCTGAACTGAACCAGATACAATACCACTTCCTGTTATATATCCTTGCCAAGAACCACTTATATCACTTTCAATTTGAACAGAACTTGATAACGCCCCTGATAAAGTAGCTGATATTGTTCCACCTGAAATATCTACTGAAGTAAACTTAGCATTTGAAGCTGAAATATCACCTCTAATATCAACACCTGTAGATAATGTAGTTCCTGTATATTGATATACAGACATAAAAACATATTGACTATCAGTTGGGTCAACTGAAGAATTCATAAATTGAACTACACCTGTTTTATAATCAAATATATAATCATTGGTAGATATTTTATCTCCTGACGATAAGGATGATGTTTGAGCACTTTGACTTACAGCCGTTGATTTATATAATACTGCTAAGTAACCAGGTGTGGTGTCCTCTACAGTAGAGGTCGCTAAAGATGATACTGCATATTTAGGTGATACAAAATTTACCTCTTGATTATCATTAATCAACTGAGCACCTACTCCATCATCACTTCCAGCTGGGTCCAAAAAGAACCAAACTTCATTATTAGTATCTGATTTTGTCAGTTTATGTCTATACCAATATTTTAATACAGATGAACCACTAACAGTATGAGTTTGATTAACATCAGCACTTCCACTAAAAGGTAATCCAGACGAAGGAATGTAACTTCCTTGAGTATAAATCTCTTCTTCTCTTAAATCAAGTACATTAGTAAATGACTCTTGAGCAGTCGTAAGCGTATCATGTGTATATCTTCTTGACGCTAAGAGTCTACTTGATTTTGAACCTGAATCTATTTGAGCCATATCATTCCTAACTAAAAGTTAATGTAATTGAAGTTACAGGAGCTTGATCTCCCTTATATCTAACTATTACATATAATTCATTATCTGATGCATTTAAAATCATACCATCTGCATTTCTTATTGGCATTGTATATTCTGTACTACTAATACTTCCACCTGTATTACCATATAAATCTATTGCCGTTGTAAATGGATTTTTAAAGTTATCCGCGGCCACACCTGTTTCTATCACATTATCGGTTGTAGCTGATGCATCATATAATCTACAAGTACTTAAAGGTGAAGCTCCACTACCACTCGCTGAACTCTTATATATCATTCCTACGGCAACACCACTTGTTGTAGTATCCCAACCCACTAATGTTTTACCTACATCAACTGTCATTGAAGATTTAGTTCCACTTGTTTGGAATCTTCGTATATAAAATTTATATGTTCCACCACTATGATAATTATTTGGATACCAATATCTGTAAGTACCACCTGGGTCTACTAAGTATCCAGGTTTTACTTGTAAATCGTAAGTTCCTAATTGATTTATCTCATAAGTTGTAGTCCAAGCAGTTCCATTAAATGCTGTAACATTATCTAATAATTTTATTCTATAATCTTCACCAGTAAATGCTTCACTTGTTCCTGTTAAACTACCACCATCATATCCTTGTGCTCTACCATATATTCCTAAACTACCACTATCGGCAGGTTGTCCAAAATTACCTGCGGTATGATATGTGATAGTTTGAGTATCTAATGTAGATTGTGAACTATTTCTATTTCTTGCCTTTGTAGCTACTGTAAATGTTGTATCACCAACTCCAGTTTGATTTATATTTTCATTATTTCCACTATCAAAACTAACTGAAGCAGTAACTATAGCAATATCATTATATCTTGGTACTCCGCTATTTACTGGAGTACTTCCATCACTTTGAAAAACTTTCCCACTTGTCTGAATTGTTCCCCCGCTAGTTGAAATCACATCACCACTTATTGAAACACTACCAGCTCCTACTGAAGATGCTGCCATATCCACTAATGTGGTTGATGCTGCATACATTGGATTAAACAATCCTGTAATTTTTGTTGATACTTCATAAGTTGCATCTATTAAATAAGGAGCTCCACTTAAACTTCTTGATGTTGCAGTTAATGCTTTTTGTGCTGTTCCAACATCTGCTAATGTATTAGTTCCTATTGCAGAATCAATCGTATCTACTGGTGCCCAAAAATTATTTTTATCTGTTCCACTTACAGTTTGATATGTTGTACTTGAACCAGTTGCTATTCCTACTGCCAAACCATGAAAATTATAATATCCACTTGATGATAAAGAAGTCCAAGTAGCATTTGATGCATGATATTTTCGTGTTAAAGAACCAGTCATATCCGTTCCACCTACATCTGCTAACTTACCATCTTGATACGCTGATGGAATGACTGCTGGTTGTGTTGTTATCAATTTGTTAAGATTCATTCCATTAGATGTTCCAAATGAACTTAATGTTAAATCCATTCTTGATTGTGTGGTGTATGTATATGAAGATGATGGATTTGCTATACTACCTGTATCACTAAAAGATTGTGTTGCATGTATTCTAACTTTAAAGTTTGCTGCATCTCCACTTGATAATCCACCTAACCCAAATAGTTCTGTATCATTTGAAGAACTAATTGCTGTAGAACCACCACTATTTGAATCAAAATCTACATAATAAGTTGGACCATTATCGTGATATACCGAAATACCATTAAAAATTGTTGAACCTACACTCGCCCAATCTTTACCTACTAAATAATTTAAAGTTGCGTTACTTAAACCTGTATAATTTGTTGGTACATATCCAGAAATAGAATCAGTACTACCTAAATTAGTTTCATTAGTATCTACACTTGCAAATGTTTTTGTATTTGGAGCGGCGTCTGCTACATCTAAGGAATGACTTAACACTCCAGACATAAATCTTAAAATCTCACTCACATGAGTTGTATTATCAAAATTATTAAAATAACTACCATCTAAACTTTTTTGCCATAAATTAGAAGTTGGATATCCATTTTGTACATTATTAGTATAAATTGCTGTAGATGAAGTTAATGGTGTAGTTACTGCTAATGTTCCAGAAACAGTAGAAGAAGAACCAGTTATATTAAGACTACCAGTAATTTGATGTGAATCATCTAAACTATTACCCCATATTGTTGAACCACTTGCGTAACTTGAAGTCATATAAGTAACCGAAGAACTAACAATATAATTTTCAGCTATCACATCACCTTGAGTAGTAATATTTCCAGTAGTTGTTAATGAATCAATATAAGCATTTCTCCAATATTTGGATGTACTACCTATATCATATGTACTATCTACATTTGGTATAAGATTAGAGGTTAAGTCTGCGTTGATTGTTATTGAATCACTATCCTCATCACCAATCTGTATATTACCACCAAGTGTTAAGTCACCTGTAAGTGTTGAATTACCAGCAACCTCTAACTTACCAAAAGAACCAGTTGAAGTTACTGAACCACTAATATCACCACTTGCAGTTATAGCACCTGAAGTATATACACTTCCTGTTATTTGTAACTCGTTTGTAGTAGAATACGCTGACCCTGTTCTTACAAAAATTCCTAACTCACCATCAATCGCAGAAGTAGGTATATTAGTTAATGAACTACCTGAACCAGCAAATTCAGAAGCACTAAGTGCCCCAGTTGCACTCACCTCTCCTCCAACAGAAAGAGAACCAGTAAGTCCTGAACTTCCAGAAACTTGTAATGAACCACTAAGGATTCTATCTAACTGTTTTAATCCAATGAGAGCCATTCGTGTTCCTTATAATGTTCTTGTTGTTTTCTATCTTCCCAATAAACTTTCATTGACCTTGAAATATTCCTTTTATGATTCGAAGTTTTTGGTTGTTTCATTTTCTCAATCGTTTCTACTGTAAGTTTTCTATCCATCTGTGCACAAGACTTACATACAGAGTTGTTACCTACAGCTCTGTCAAATGTATCCTTTCTCGTGTAAGTAATCATTTTACGACAATCAGGACATCTTCTATTTTTTCTATTAGACCAAGATCGTTTTCTCATACTAATAAATATCAAAGAATAGTAAAAGAAAAGTGGTTAAGGGGATTTAAGAGTCAAATTTTCCGTGAGCTATTATCTCATCATCTGCCTCTAAAACATAACCAATTGAAGTTGTATTAACTTTTAACATAAAATTAACACCACTTTGTTGTACTTCCAAAGCATCATGTTCCATATATTGACCATTCATAAAAAATACAAAATCATTTTCACCCACTGCAGTCAAACCAGTTGGAGAAGATGCTGTTGTAGCTGTGAAACTAGCGGTCGCATATCCAGTTATATCATTTAAAGATACAGAACCACTATAACTTGCTGCTCTCTTTACATAATTCTTTCTTAAAAATTCATTTCTATGGTCTACATAAAGTTTTGAAGTAGCTGCACCATCCACACTTGCAGTAGCGGGTAATCCTAATACCTCACCATCACCACTAAAAGTTATATTAGCGGCGCTAGCCATTGTGGAAGTTGCTAATCCTGTAATTGTTTTGTTTGTTAATGTATCGGTAGTGGATGAACCAACTATATTGATATTACTACCAGCTGCATTATCTATAGCCCATCTTGTTTCACTATGGTCAAATACTAATTGTGCATTAGTTCCACCACTTCTACCAACTCTCAATCCTGCATCTTGAGATGATAAAGCAGTTGAACCACTAAAATTTATATCAATTATTGGATCTTCAACAACCATTGTAGCTGTATTTTGTATAGAAGAAGAACCTTCAACTATCAAATCACCATAAATTGTTACCGAACCTGTCATATATCCAGATGGATTAAGTGTCATTATTAATTTACTACCATAACTTCCAGTAGTATATAAATTTCCACCAGTTGACTCATCATACATGTACATATCTCTAGTTTGTACATCTCCATCCGTACCTGTATCAAATGAACCTGTTCCCAAACTAGCTAGTGTTAGATTTCCCCATTCTACATCATATAATCCAGTTGCGGAAGATGTAGTTGCAGAAGTTTTTGCAACTTGTCCTGCAGTTGTTGATGCTTTAGCTTGTCTTGTTAAATCAATTAATGCCATATTTTAACCTACGTTTTTCGGTTGTATTTTATATTTTAATAAAATTTCATCTCCAGAAGCTAATGTAATACCTCGTAAAACTCCTGAATCTAGTGTTTTTTTCCTCAACCTTAGTTTCTTATAATTATCAGCGTAATAATAATCTACTCCTGTTGTTCCTGTCCAAGACGGTTTATTAAATTGTAAAACTGAATTTACAAATAATTTACCTGATATTGGTCTAAGTTTATACCTACTAATAGAATATAAAGTACTTAAATCAAATTCTTGATAAGTTGATGTGGATGTAGATATATCAGAATATCCCCACACTTTAATTCTTTCTCTACTAAAATCTAACATCGCTCCCATAGACAAAACATCGTGTTTTCTTGAAGGTTCACCTAATATATTATTCATCCTAAAAGGTAAATTTGAACCAGATGCGTCTGTGAAAGTAAATTTATCTGCATTAAATTTTGACTCACTTACTGGAGCTACAAAATTTCGTATCGTACCCTTATATCCTTCTAATTCTGTTCTCATTTTATTACAGTGCTGTAATTTATTACTACATTATCTTCTTCATCTAAATTAATACCGCCTCCTGTATGTTGTTTATTTATACTGACATATCCAGAATTAGATGATGATATAAAAAAATCTTTTAAACTACTCGTGTTCTCTTGGTTACTAAGTGCAGACAAACTCATACCATTTACATTAACAATAACAGAACCATTTCTAACTTTATGTCCACTAGTTACTGATAAAGTATAAACTTGTCTATCTGGAGTTGGACTTGTATCCAATGATGAAGATTGTGAACCAGATAGATATAATGATTGATCTAAAAATGACGCACTTACATATCCCATAGTCACAACTGCTTTTGTATCTTGAGAGCTTGTAGGTTCTCCACCATACCTCATTACATACTGAGTCTCTCCACCAAAAATATTTGTAAATTCTAAATCTTGTATCTCTTGACCAACTGCAGGTGATATACCTCTAATAAAATCTGTAACTCCACCTAATTGACTTGAACGAGAACCACGAGTTCCTAAAATTCTAACAGTTTCACTTTTACTATCAGGTCTAAATACAGACGCTATAGAGAAATCAGATTCATCTACAATGTCCAATCTCTTTGGAGAAAAGTATTTAGTTGTAGTTACATAATCATTAAAACTTTCTGGAATCAAATATCCTCTAAAATTAAAAGTAAAATTAGTTTTAATAATTCTCTCTGCTTCAGCCATTTCAGTTGCGTCATCAAAACTATCTATGTTTACTTTAAATTTAAACTTACCTGGTTCTCCCCAATAAGCTCCATCACTATAATTTATCCTCTCTACTATAGAATTCATTTGTTCTATATAAGGTGTCCAAATAATAGCTTCATATGTCATAACAACATAATCGGGCATTGCTACAGTATAATATTCTTTTGATTTTAACAATCCTTGTTGAACATTAAACTTATCATAACGATTTTGTGTGGTATATTTTCTTTCAAAAGTATAAAAATTCTTTGGGTCATTAGCATCTACTTTATCAACTGCTATAGTATCATCTTTAGCGATAGTTGACCTTCTAAACGCTACCAATGGTGTAATTAATTGTCTCTTTCTATCTCTTAAATAACCACTTTTACGAATAGCTTTCCATCTTTCAGGATTTGCATACATAACAGGTACATCAACTGTCTCACCTGCTTCCTCTACTGTAGGCTTGATTACATTTGTAAAATAATACATTACTGCAGCATCGTGGTCCATCAAAGAAACAGATACATTCTTAACCGTATCGTTAGTTCTTTTACGTTCAAACCCACGATTGGGTACTGGAGTTGTCATTCTAACTCTTTGAGACCGTGCTATTGGTTTAGTCCGTGCCATACTACATAAATCCTTCTTTAACAACTACTCGTTTAGGTGTTATATATTTTTGAGTAGTAACTTTATTGTTAAATGATTTTGGAATCAAGTATCCATTTAAAGTTACATCAAATTCAGTTTTAACTACTCTTTCAGTATCAGACATCTCAGTAACATCTGAAAAACTATCAATGACTGTTTTAAATTTCATTTTATCTGGTGCACCCCAGTATGAACCTACACTATAATTTACTTTCTCTACTATTTTATTCATCTGTTCTGTATACGCTGTCCATATTATAAAATTATAAGTTAATGTCATATAATCTGGTAGAGTAACATTATAAAATTCATTTTGTGGTATTAACTTCTGTTGTGCTGTAAATTTATCATACCTATTTTTTTGTGTCCATTTCTTTTCAAAAGTATAATGTAACTTTGGATTGTTAGCATCCAACTTATCAAGTGGAATACTTTCATTCTTAGTCATACTTGTTCTTTTAAACATTATTACTGGAGTTAATATTTGTCTTTTTTTATCTCGTATATAACCAGTCCTTCTTACCGAAGCCCACCTTTCAGGTGAACCATACATAATAGGTACTTTTATTTGTTCTCCTGCTTCTTCTACTCTAGGTCGTATAACATTATCAAAATAATACATTATCGCTGAATCCATATCCATAAGACCTACAGATATATTTTTTACATTATCATCTGACCTTTTGTAGTCTCTACCTCGATTTGTTTCAAGTACTGGGGTAGGAGCGGTTGGCTTTTCTTTCGCCATTAATTAACTCCTTGTCTTATTCTTTCTATCTGTAAGTTTGACCTTCTGACTAAAAATGTGTTACACACAACCGACCAATTAGAATCTACATTACCACCTACTAATTGATTTTCATTTATAGAACCAATCTCAAAGTGTGCATAATTCCAATCAAATATATCACCAGGTTCTATAACTAAATTTAACTCTGTAAGATATTCTCTTTCTACCCAAAATTGTGCTGTCTGTTGAGCATCTAATCCAAATTCATCTGTATTAAAATCTATATCATCCGCTGAAATCATACAAGGTACTTTAACTCCTGCTAAATAAGTCTTACCACCTGCTGCTTCACCGTAAAGATTCGTTGTAGTATCTGCTACTGATATTCTATATAAAACAGCAGTTTGATTTATAATACCATCACCGTTTTGTGCACCACTCTTAGGGTCGCCAACTAATTCACGATTGATACTTGTAAATAAGCCTTGATCTCTTGTAGATAAGAACCTGCTTGCCATTATGTTATCCTATAAAAATTGGAGATATTGGTATTCTACCTAACTTATCTGACAAAAATTCTCCTTCATCTCTGTCTTTTTCAAGGAGTGCCCTTTTTGAAGTTTGTTCTAACATTTCTCTGAGTTGAGTAATTAACATCTCTTTATCAGCAGTTGCTTCACTTCTTAAAGTTTCTCCATCTAATGTAGTTTCTGAATTAGGAATAGGTATTGAAGCATATTTTCCTCTAACATGACCCAACAATTCTTTACAAAGTGCTAATCCATATTTTCTAATCCACGTTTTACTCGTATCATTAATCTCACCATATTTCATATTACCATAAGGTGCGTTAGAAAAGTCAGAGACTACTCCTAATCCTGCTCCTGAACCAGATGGTATACTTGTAGTTTTGTCATTCTTAACATAATAGTCAAAATAAACTTTAAATGTCTCTCCACTCGGATTAGGGAATATCCTCATTTTATTATCCACTATATGAAAACCATATGCGGATTTTCTTATCGTGTCATTCAATTCAATAGCTTGCATTCTCAACATATCTTCAAATATAGGCATCATTGTATAAGATACCGCTGGTGACATACTACCAAATCCAAAACCCGATATTAAATTTTGTGTACCATATCCAGTTGTTGCGTATGGGTCAAAAAATCTTTGAATAGCTGGTGTATTTCCATGATGAACTCTACGTATTTCAATAGCATTGCTACTTTCACTTACATTTGCCCATAGAGTATTTAAATCATATACTTGAGAACCACTCACAATATCTATCGAACCAGATTTTAAAGTAACTTCTCCACCTACTGGTATAGAAGCTTCTGTTCCATATTCTTGAGCTAATTCTACTACTCTACCCATAGATGGATTTATATTTCTATGTGTGTACTCACTTCCAGTAGACTGTCCCTGTAAGGTCATTAAGTTATCAACTATATTAAATTGATTTACTTGTGAAGAGTATTCCGCTATAGACTCTTCAAAACAAGCATAAAAATGAGAATCTTGTAATTCAACATCCATAATAGGATATCCAAGTCTTTTGCCCGCCCATATTGCAAAATTAGGTGCATCTGTTTGAAAAGTTGATTCATTGTCATAAAATCCAAACGGAGTACTACCACTTGCGGCCGAACCACTACCTGGCCATATTGAAGGTTGTGCCATTTAACTTTCTCCTATTTATGTTCTTGTTCATTATCGTGTTCTCCCATTGCTGGAGATATAAGTTTATTGTTTGCAAAATAATTAGTCATTTCTTCTCCAGTTGTATCACCTATAGTGTAAGTTTCAAACTCACCATCTATATCTTCAAATCCAACTACAGTTACTGCTTCCTCTACCATTTTATCATAATCTCCATCAACTTTTTGTCGTATGACTTCCAATCCTAAATTCCCATCTAAAATTGGAAACCCACCAAGTTGTAACTGTGCTGTTTTCCATTCATTTTTTGTAACTATATTATTAAATCTTAAATCATTTATATCATATTTAGTTTCTGTATATTTTCTTTCAGGAGAATATGATTCAAATCCTACATTACAACAAAAATGATATCCTAATTCTTTTGCCCAATCATCAACATCGTCTATATCTGTAATCGTTTTTGCTCGTGCACCCACTCTATCATATTCTTCCATATTTTCATCTACTTCACTACACCCACGAGTTTCTATACCATCATCTCGATAAACTATACCACACGGCATAGCTTGCATCCTCATTGGATGTCCAATAGTGGTAATCAAATCCGAACCATCACTATACTTTATTTTAACTAACTTTGTAGCCTTTTGTTTAGTTTTTTTAGCTACTCTCTTATAAGTAGCTTGATTCATTTCTGGATGAGCACCATCATAATCATCAGAATTCATATCAAATGTTTTGATTATATCACCCTCTTGTACTTCTTCTATTGGTTTTTGATAACTACCATCTTCATGATACATAGTTATCATAGTACCTCGTACTACTCCAGGTTTAATCTGTTCCATTATTTTTCCTTAATATGAATTATAACGTTCCTGCACATATTAAAATATTATTTGCAAAAACAAACGATGCATTTTCTTCGGTTATTCCCAAACAATACATAGTATGAATGCCTTCTACATTTTCAATAGATTCTAATGTAATATCTGCAACGGTATCCCCATCATCTTGATGTACAGTGTTACCTACTTGTAACTCTTGTGCTAACTCTCCTGTACCTTCAACGTCTTCACTTTCATCAATATTTTGTCTACCGATAATTTTTTCCATAGCTTCTACATTAGGAACTAACCAACCCGTTTCTTCTGATGCTCCATAAATTGGTTGGTCGTTTGTCGTTATTAAACTTACATCATCTTCAAAGTTTAATTTTACTATATCTGTTGCGTCGACCTCCGCTTCAATAACATCAGATATTGTACATACATTTTGTTCATTTTCACCAATATGAGCCATATCAAAATCTTCACTTGTTAGGTAAGTTTGTACCTTATCACCTTCTGTTAAGCTTTCTATTGCTTTTTGGTCTCCGTTTTCCATCGTGATCAATGTTCCTGCATTTAAATATGATTTCAATTTCATCAATATTCTCCAATTAAAAAATTGTTATAATTAGTCAGTAATAAATATCTATCTATGAAGTTTTGTATATAAAAACCATAACTCATATATATAATCCAATTAATTAGAAAAATAATTTGTCATATTTTTCTCAGAAGAAGTAAAATCGTCTTTATCTATTATATCCTTCAAAAATAAATACAAATTATGATTATTTTTCTCATTTAAATGATTTTTTCTCGCATCATCTTTCCCAACTTCTATTAATTTTAACTCTTTTTGTGACATAAATTCAAATTCTTTCTTTGAAATATCTTCATATAAATGTAAATTTCCCCAAACAACATTTTCTGGTGTATAATTGGGAAAACTTTCTGTAAAACATTTTAATAATATACATTTTTTATTATATTGTTTAATTACCGCATCAATTTCACGAAGTAATCCTCTATGTGTTGTTTCCATATGTGAATCATCATATAACATTTTATAATAATATCTTATAGCTTTTTGTAATAGTTTATAATCAAAACTTGTAGGTGGTATTCCATGACTATGTAAATATTTTTTATTATCTTGTATTTCAATAAAAGCGTTTTTATAATCAGATTCCCAAGTTGTAATTGGTAATTTAAATGGACTGGATAATCTACTTGGGTCTGTAATACAAAATATTATATAGTCAGCTTCGTTAATGTTTTCCATCATCCTTTCATACGCATGGAATAAACTCCAACCATTTTTTCCTTTACATAAAATTTCAGCTTTATATTCTTTACTTAATAACCATTGCCAACTTGGAAATGGATTATCTGTAATGTCTGATGCGAAACTATCTCCACAAAATGCTATTTTCATATATAACTCCTATTAAATAAAAAAGGGGAGACCGAAATCTCCCCTTTTTTTTAATTCTAAGCTTCAATAGAAACTTAGTGATCGTTACTATGTTTAAATCAATTAAACGTAGTTGACATCGCCTACGATAATCTCGCCATAGAATTCTGGACGAACCATCTTCTTAGCGTAACGAGTCATTACACCTTTACGTGGTGTAAAGTTCGAAGGATCGTAAACAAGTGGAGTCATTATCAACGGAACATATGGAGCATATACTGCACCTGTTTCGAGGAAGTTAGACCCGCGGAAACCAGCAAGAATTACATTCTCGGTGAAGTAAGGGTTCTTGTAAACAGTATATCTGTTATTAAGAGCACCTATCTTTTGTACACCCATTGCGAATGAATTGTTTGAGGCATCGCCATCTGAATCTGCAGCGTATCCTGGAATACTCTCGATGATGGTTGCTGTTTCAGGAGAAACAACTATAAAGTTTGCACCACCACGAAGGGTTTTCTGATGAATAGCATTAGAAACTGATTGTATCTTGTTACCTAATGTCTGGAACCAAGTTCCTTTTGTATAAGCAGAAGCATTATCGCTTGTTGCTGCCCATGCACCTGAATTAGCGTCGTATTCATATCCGACTCTTGCTGACCATCTTTCAGTCTTAGCATTTGCGTTAGCGCGTAACATATCAAGGATTTCTAGATCGATTTCCATTGTTACATACTCAGATAACATTGCTGTTAACTCAGCTTCAGCGTCAACACTATGATAAGCGTTAAGGTCTTGAGCAAGCTCAGGAGTCCATACAGCTTTTAACTTACGGGTTTTAGCGACGATACTAACTTGACGCAATTGAATATCAATTTCTGGAATTGAAAGATCAGTTGCTGGTTCAGTTGGTGTATCTTCGAAATCACCACGAGTTGAGTCTGTAGGTTGTGCAGAGTATTTAACGGTTAATGCACCGATAGTACCTGCAGCAGATTGTCTAACAACAAACACTACTTCAGTATCAGATGAACCTGATAGTTTTGTATATGCAGGGAAATACTCATCAAAACCAGAACCAGAGATTACCATTGAACGAACTGCTTCTGTGTCAGGACGTGTCATAGCTGCTGTGGATACTGTAATTTTGTTAAGTGAATTATCTGCACCAGTTGTTGTTAGAGAAGAAGCAGAAAGATCTGGTTCAAAATCAACATCAGACCAAGCAACTGAACCTGTGGTAAATGTACCTGATCCAACACTTGATGCGTGAATTGATTGAGCAGAAGTTTCTTGCTGCTTAGTTGAGTAGGCAAATTTGCCTTGTCCGTATAGGCCGCCTGTTGCGTCACCTGATGCGGAAGTGTTACCATACACATCTTCACCAACACTCATGCCTTGGTTAGCTGTGCCATACTTGAAGTCCAAATAGAAAATAAGACCACTTGGTAAGTTCATTGGTTGAACAGAAACGAATTCCTGTGCTGCCAATTCACCAAAGATACGTCTGACTAGAGGAAGTGCAACTCCACTCCATTCTTCTGTACCTGGACCACCTACGCGAGAAGATTCGTCAATTAACTGACGAGCCTGGTTCTCAAGTAGCTGAGCCATACTGTGTATCTTGTTTTCGGATTTAAGACCTTCAAGTAATCCTGTGGCTTCCCATTTCTGTACAAGCTTCTCAGTTTCTTTCCTGCGTTCTTGTACTGGGTTATAGCCACCCATTATTTCTTGAATTGCCTTTTGTGACATACCTTATCTCCTTAATAAGATTAGAGAATGTTGGCTAACTTCTGGAAACGTGCTTTTACATCTGAGCCTTCAGAAATTATTTCTTCTTGCTTTTCAGATTTTGTAGAAGCAACAGCTTTAGAAGCAGTGCCTTTTCTCGTTGATTCTTTAATTGTATCTGTAGAGGTTTTTGTTCCAAAAGATTCAGCCATAGTTGTAAATACCAACTTAACTTCTCTAAGGTTCTTTGCTCTATCAAATGTTTCAACTACTTTCATCTTCTGTTCATTGTTTAAACCATACGCACGGAAAAGTTTGTTGGTAAACAATAACTTAGAATTAAGTAGGTTGACTTCGTTCAATTTAGAACGAAGCATTTGTACGACATCACGATGCTCAGCTATATCTTTTTCAAGACCAGCTATTTTCGTTTCGAACGCTTCTTTAGATTCATCAACATCATCAGTTTCACGAAGTGCTTTGATTACTTCTTCAAGATCTATTTCTTCATCAACTTCTTCAGTTTCTTCAGAAACAACTTCAGCTTCAGCTTCAGTAGATTCAGCTTCTTCAGCTTCTTCTTCTTTAGCTTCTTCTTCATCATCAGCTTCAGTTTCATCTTCAGTAGTATCTTCAGCTTCAGCTACTGGAGCTTTTTCTGTAGATTCTTCTTTAGATTCATCTGTTACTGGATCTTCTTCTTCAGTTTCTTCATCTTCTTCGTCTGCTTCGTTGAGTTCTTCTTCAAGTTCACGGAGTACAGCTTCAAGGTCAAGTTCATCTTCTTCAGCTTCTTCTTCAGATTCTTCATCTTCAGGTTCTGCTTCTACTTCAACTTCGTCCTCATCTGCTGCTGGTGCTTCGTCTGCATCTTCTTCGCCATCTTCTGCGCCAACATCTACTGTACCGACTACTTCTTCTTCATCAGAAAAATCCATTTCTGGTTCTTCTTCAGCTTCAGGAGCTTCCTCGTCATCTTCTTCTGCCATATCATCTGTTACAGCTGGTTCATCTTCAACTTCTTCTTCTTCTTCATCGTCTTGTTCAGCGACTACTGCTTCAGCTTCAGCTTCTGTTGATTCTGCTTCAACGTCATCAGATTCTTCATCTGAAACTTCATCTTCAACTTCAGAATTATCTTCTGAAGATTCATCTTCCATTTCAGCTTGAATCTTCTTAGATAACATAGATTTCAAACGTGGTGTGAAGGCCTCTTCGAGTGCCATTTTTGCGTTCTGGAGTGCAGTTTCACGAACTGCTTTTGCATCTGCGATGGCTTCTTTTAATAAGTCATCCATTTTATTTTCTCCAAAAAAAGGATTCAATATTGTTATTAGTAACAATAATAAATTAATCAATTCGGTACACTATATGATATAGGACGAATGTCCCCATAGTGTATTTAGTTTAACATAAATATAAGATATAATATAAAAAACCTAATATTTTATGAAAAATTTAGTAATTTTTGTCTATTTCTTGCTGTTTTTTCTTATTTCTAAGCTGAGCTTTAAGATTTTTCTGTCTTTTTATCGCACTTGGCTTAGTATAAAACCTTCGTTCAGAAAGTTCCCATAGAATGCCAGTTTCCTTAATTTGTTTTTTAAGTTGTCTTATAGCCTTTTCTACGTTGTTATTTCTAACTTTTATTTCTATCAAATGTGCCTCTTTTATTTCCCCATTGCTTTAGTAATAGCTTGTCTTTTTTTATGTAAATACTCATCAGAATCATCTGTATCACCATCATTATCTATATCTTTATCTTCTCTATCTTCAAAATCATCTTCAGGTTCTACTTTACTTGGGTCTACCTTATCTAAAGCTTCATCTAAATCATAATATCTACCAAGAATGTGTCCCATATCTTCATACAATGCAGTCATTCTTTCTTGAAGGGCTTGTGCTTCAGTAGAAATCTTTCGAAATGAATCGGAGAGTGTATTCAATTCTTTCATATTACGATTTACTGTAATCTTATCAAACCATTCTTCTGTTTCTTGTAAAGCATGTTGACGAGAAGCCTTCGCTATAAAAGATAATGCTTCTGCTACACTTGTCAAATCATCTTCACGATAAATAGCTTTACCTAAATGACCAAATTTAGCTAATGATTCAAAAAATTCACCCTCATCAATCTTCTCTTCAGTCCGTCTACCAAACTTCTCATCTATTAGAGAAGATAATTTAATTTGTTTCTCTTGGTTTGGTTTAATTTTTGTTCTAAACATATCCATGTCTACCATAGATGGTTTGTTAACAAATCCACCTGCCATAATCCATTCGGATAATTTTATTCTCTTGTCTTTTTTCATTTTAACTCTCCTAAAATGACATTTTACCTTTAGGCATATACTTTCTAAATCTATTTGAAGCTCTATGCCATAGGCTTGTTAAAAAATCTTTTTCATACGCATGTGAATCTCTCACACTACCTTCTTTAAATGACCTCATTAAATCTAACGGACTATACTTATGTCCTTTGATATCGTTTATCATAGATTTAATTATTTTTTGTGAAACTTTACCCAACTCATCAGATAATTTCTTAGTAGCGGCAGCTGCTTCTTTAGCTGCTTCTGGTGAACTATACGCCATATTATGTACTGTCATCTCGTTAAGTTCATCTCCATCATGTTTAGCTATCATGTATTGACGAAATTTTCTTTCCCACTCATTCTTATTTTCAATGTTAGACATATGATTATTTATCCTCTAATGGAATTGATTGTAATTGGTCTAACCAAAGTTCAAAGTCTTTGCAGGCCTTTAACCAGGGATTGTAAACTTTTTGAAAATCTTCTTGTCCTTTACCAGTAAAAGAAATATCCTTACCGTGTTCTTTAGAAGCATAATCTCTGATTTTTTTCATATTTTTTCTCATCCAACTTTCATTCATCTTTCTGTATTGTTTTACCCAATCTCTTTTAATTGGTTCAATGACTTTATATGAATATTTTTGTACAGAACCTCTACGCTCTACTAAATTTTTTAATTTAATCATTATTCGTTCCTCATTATTTTATTGATAACATGTTCTGTTTTACAATAATCACCACAAGTTCTACCTTGTGTTTTAGTTGTTCTATCAACACCCTCAGACATTGGATACATAAAAGCTCCTTGAGTAGATGGATTAGATACGAAATCGAATGCAATAAGTTCAAAATCAGGTTGTACTTCCATTGTATCTGGTTGTGCGGCATCTTCAGCTTCATCAATAGCTTCTACTGAACCCATACCACGAGAACTAATTCCTAACTTAATACCTGATTTAAACAACTCTTTTAAAATATTACCACTTGGTGTTCCTAAAACTTCAACTGTTCCATACAAATCATCACCATTCCAATGCATTTCAGTTACATTATGAGATACATTTTGTAGATTAACTACTGAACTCTCTGGATGGTCTAATTCACCCATTGCTCTTTTCTCATCAATAAAATTTTCAGCATACTTTTTTGATTCTCTCATAAGAATCTCTTTTGGATATACTCTACCATTTTGATTTTTAGCTTCTGCTCTTTGTAATACACCTTTAACAATTAATTTACCATTGTTTTGTTTCATGGATTCATTAATTTGTTCAGGTTGTATTTCGAATGGTAAATAATCTACTATAAGTTGTTTCATTACTTCATCCTTTTCATTAATTTCATTAAGTCCATCATAAACCTTGTTACGTACTGTTTATATGACCTTGATACTTTATTAGCTTGTGTACTATCAAATTCCTTAGATAATGCTTGTACCAAGTCCCACATAGTTAAACGAAATCGTGACTCAGCTTGTTCTATATTCTTAACCAGTTTTTTATAATTGGTAGCCTCTGTTAAAATATCTGGATCTGAGGCCTCAAGAAACTCCTTCAAACTAACGGACATTAATACATCTCCCCTACACGTTTAGCCATCTTAACTAATCTTTCACTTATTTTGGTTAAAGCTCCTTTGGTTCGTTTCCAATACTGTCGAGAATCTACTCCCAATTCATTTTTCAAACGAACATTCATTTTAATACTTTTATCCAATTCATTCAACCTATCTCTAATTTCTCGAATAGATTGTCCAATTTTTTGTTTAGGTGATAAAGACTCATCATTTCTGTAATCGTGGTATTTACCTTCAGTTACAGATTCGGCTGGATGTACTACTGGTAACATTGTTGGTTTTATACTAACATGTTTCCAAGCTTCGGATGGTATATTGTCTTCCATATATCGTTGTGCTGCTGCTTTAGAATCAAATACCGCTCTAACACCACCATAAATATTTTTAGGTACTACAAGTAAAAATTTTTTCGTCTTAGCTGCCTCTGCTAAAGTGAACCCAATTAAATCTGCCATATGTTTCTTTTTCTTTTTAACATCTGATTTTTTCGTAAAAGCATTAGGTGTATTATACCCAGGTACGTTACCTGTAACAGAAGCCTCATCTAATTCTTTTAAGACTTCTCCTACTAACTTACGAATTAATTGTCTTAGTTGACTTTCGCTTATGGACATTCTTTATTTCCTGTATGAGTTCATAGTACCGCATCAACTTAGTAAGATTCTCTTCACTAATTGTTTTCTTACTAACTATTGTATCTGCTTGTTTAATAACTTCAGATAACTTTATCTTTGTAACTTCATCATCAATATCTGGTAACAAAGTTGTCAATTCTTTTTTTATTTCAGTTACTTCACCAGAAACATATTCATGTAAATTATTTGTATTAGAAACATTATTAATATAATTTTTCAATACACGTTTCTGTCTTTCATTTAAAGTAGAATACTTTTTATTAAATTTTTCTATCATTAGAGTATATGCTAACAGACGAACATCTTTATCCTCACCAATTACACCAGTTGCAGTTTCTTTTTTAACAACTTTACTTGAGGATATACATTCTACTAGATAAGAATGAACATCTACATACTCATTTGGTACAAGAGTTTTATCTGTTGCTTCATGTTCAAACAATTTATAAATTGAAGCTAATCTTTTATAATTTGGAATACGAGTTGCAAACAATTCATTAACATCATAATTGTTTTTAATCTCTTTAATTAAATTATATTTTTCTCGTCTTAATATAGAATTTGCTAGCTTCTGACGAGACTTCACAACTGCCTCTACTAACTTAGTAGCTTTCTCTGTTGTGTTATATGTTTCATTTGTTAGAATATTATATAATTCTAATTCTTTACCAAGTTCTTTATCTTTATTAAAAAACTCTTTAATGACATTAACAGCATTAGAATTTCTATTACTAATAATGTCCGCTGTTACTTGACGGGTCAATACTTCAAATAATACACCCGTATTTTTAAGCTTCGCGTGCCTAACTTTTTTTGACATGAATCACTCCAATGTATTTACGTTATATATAAATATAAAACTTACAAAAAAACTTGTAAATGTTATTATTTATCTACTTCATCCTTATATTCTTTTTCAATCTCTTCGGATTCATTAATCAATTTGTAATCATTATTATTAATTAAGTTATTTTTTAATTTTTCAACGTGTGCTAACGCTAATTTTTTACCATATTTAAGGTTTGCAGAGCCATCTTTCCTCATTTTATGTGCTCCAAGTGGGTCTCTACCTCTCGCTCCACTGTCTTTTCCGTATTTTCCACCCTCTTTTGGTCTACCAGCTCCATCAAATCCACCTTCTGGAGCTCCACCTTTGTCATCTAACTCATGTCCAGTCCTACCAGATGCCATATCTGAAGGTGTTCCTTGTGCTTCACCACTCGCTGCAGGGTCATTTCCTTCATCCTCTATCTGTGTGCGACGGAATCTTTGTTTAGTATCCCATATAATTTTATTTCTTTGGTCTTTTATTTCTTCACTTGAGAAATTAAATACATTTCTATATACCCAATCTGTAGAAAGAATTCCTTCTTGCATTATTTGTGAAGCAAGTGTTGCTTTCTCATTCCAAAGATTAACTTTTTCAGTTTCATAAATCGTAGATGGGTTTGTAAGTGTTAAATCAAAATTAACCAATTCTTCATCTGTAAACCCTTGTGCGTATAAATGAACTATAGCTATCTTAGTTAATTCACTAACAGTAATTCTCTGTATTCTTTCGATAGTTCTCGCAAATCTTACATCTTGTGCCGCTAATGATGCTCTCTCACCAACACCTTCTTCAAATCCTAAGAAAGTTCTTGGTACTCTAAGAGAAGCTACTAATTTATTTTTTAAATAATCAATATCATCAATGGCTTCATAAGTTAATCCAGGTGTAGTTTCAATTCTCGTTCCACTATCGCCACCACGAACTGGTAAGAAGAAATCTTCAGTAATATTCTGCATATTATATTTTAAATTATAATCACCTGTAGATTCATCTACTACAGGAGCTTTTTTCATTTTATTAATTATCTGTTGCATATATTGGTCTACTTCCGCTGGTGGAATGTTTCCAATATCAATTTGAAATATTCTTTTTTCTGGAGCTCTCATAATTCTATGAATCAACATAGCATCTTCCATAAGAGATAATTGTTTCCAAGTCTTTCTACCACCTTCAATCATAGACTTACCATAAGGAAGATAATTTGAATCAGAAAGTAATCTAAAGTGTGCTACCTCAAAATTCTCATATTCTTTTTTCTGTCCAGAGTGTCGAGCCATTTGTCCTGAAGAACTCATTGTTTCTAACATAAATTTAACATATTCTGGATTTTCTTCATCTAATCCTTCTATTCGAGAAGTATCATAAACTGACAATGGTGTAACGTGATGAATACCATATTTAGGATGTATATCTAAATGTAAGAAAAAATCTCCATACTTACACATATTTCTAATCCACGACCATAAATTAAATTCAATATTTAACACATCATAAAATAAATTAGTTAATATTTGTTTTATATTATCGTTATCTGTATGTATAGCTAAAACTTCACCATATTCAGATTTCATTGTTGATTCATCAGCGTAAACATCAAGAGCAGATGCTATAATTGAATCTGCGTCCATTGTTTCATAATCTTTAAACAACCCAAGTCTGGTGGCTTTCGCCATATCAGCATCACCATATCCACCATAGGTGTTAGCCCCATGTAATCGTGTATACCTATCAACTAACGAATGTTTAGCTATATGTTGTGAATTAGTAGTATCAACTACTTTTAATTTACGACCACCTATATTTCGAACTACCACGTTCGATGAAAATAGTCTTTTTAATCTTCCAAATAATGTTGTATCTGCCATTATATCCTCTACTTAATTAACCAGGTTAAATCTTCTTTTTTGTCACCTACATCCCATTCCCAACTATCATTCTTATTATTTGGGGTGTAGATAGCTTGTGAATTTATTCCACTAATTGTTTTTTTAGCTAATTCTATACCTTCCGCTCTTAATCTTAATGCGGTTTCTCGAATCCATAAAGCTGTACCAAAAGAAATAACAAGGTCATCATTATATCCTGTTAACGCTTCAGCTCTCTGTCCGTTATATATAAATACAAACAACTCATCAATTAAACGAGTAGAATATACTTTTACTAGCTTTTCTCTAAAAAATTCTTCTAATTTTGATACCACAAGAGGTCTTGTTTTCGCTGACATTGTAAATCCTGGTATCATTTTCTTTTCATCTCTATAAATCTTGTTACTAACTTGTTTAAGAGTATCAACATACAATAAATCCTTTGACATATAGAATAAATTATCATAATCCCTATCTATTGCTTGTTGTATAGTAGCCCAACCAATATTATTATTCTCAATTACAAGTAATGCATTATTATATTCAGTAGCGACATTAACTAAAAGATTACCATAATCTCTTGTAGACATTCTACCTTTATATTCTGCTACTTGTTTACAATCATCTATATCTAATACATGAAATGCTGAATAATCAGTTGAATCTCCACGTGCTACGTCCGCTACTAATACATAATCTCTTGTATAATTTGGTTGTTCCCATATCCAAAGATTACTATCTATTCCTCTCTTTTCCATTGGTTCAATACACATAGTTTGTTTATATTCTTCTAATATACGACCATCTACTACAGATTGTCCTGAAGTAATAAAATCACAATCACATTCTTGAGCTGCTCCAGATGGACCTAATAATTTATCCTGAGACTTTCTCCATTCTTTATTTCTATCTGGATGTACTGTCCAATGTAACTTTATCGTGTTCCAACTATTCAATCCATCTTCTGCATCAGTCCAAGTTCTATGAAACCAATTACCAACACCATTTGGTGTAGAAAGTGCAATACATCGTCCACCTAACGCCAATGTTTGAGATGCAGCTGTCCAAATTGTATCAATCTTATTAATAAAAGCTGCCTCATCAAGTATCAACAATGACAATGCCTCTGAACGACCAGCTTCGTCTGAACTTGCTACTGCTTTTATCTGAGAACCATTCTTATATCTTAACGATAACTTATTATCCTCAATACAAGTCTGTTTCAACCAAGTAGGTAAATTAGCATGCATCACACGAACCTTTGTTACCAAGTTTTTTGCTACCTCTTGTTTAGTAGCGATTACCAAGATATTTTTATCTTGATAAAAGGTCATAAACCATAATGCATAACCTGCTGTCAATGTACTAATACCTAGCTGTCGAGCTTTCAATATTACATTATAATCATTTTCTACAAATTGTTGTACAGTCTTTTCTTGAAAATCGAAAAGGTCAAATAACATCTTGCCTTTTTGTGGATGTTGTATATAACAATACTTTCTCATAAAATATACTGGATCTTGAGCACATTTCATGAACTCGGTACGAATTGCTTGTTTTAATTCTTTTTTATTATCTGACATTACAGTATTGAGGTTATTTGATTAATGACAGATGTGATAGCATAGGATAATACTGCCCCATATCCAAAATATAACCATTTATTTTCATACCAACTTGGTTTTACTAATTTCGCTTTTTTTGTTAATAACTTAGTTTCTTCTTCTAAAATTTTTATTTTATTGTCTTGTTCAGAAATTGTTACACTATCCTGTGCAATATTTTCCTTATAAGTAAGTATCAACTCATTTTGTAGAATTACAATTTTATTTAAGGAATCAGATTTAATCTCTAATTCTTGTATATTAATTGCTATATTCTTTGCTTCTTCTTCACTTAGTGTTACTTGACTGAGTAATGTTGATACAAAAAAGACTAATACTAACCATCTCATTATTTCTTAGCGAACTTTCTTAAAAAATCTTCTGCATCTTTAGAGTTAGCAATCTTTTTTCGTTTAGAACTTGTCTTTTTAACTTCATTAATTTCTTCCTCTATTGATTTAGCTTTTTTCTTAATAGCTGTTGCTTCCTTTTTGGATTTAGCTATCTTTTTAGTAACAACTTTTTTCTTCTTAGCGGTTGTTTTTAACTTTTTATCAATTGCTTTTACTTTACGTTTTTTAGCAGAACTCGCTTTACCACTTAAACCCAAGATACCTAATATCATACCTATGAGTTTTACCAAACCTTTCATACTTACACCGCCTTTTTAATTTTAGCAATATATCGAGTAACTTCACCCTTATCTAATCCGAGAGCGTCAATTATACGAGCTAATGCCGCTATTTGTCTCCTACGATTTAACTTAGCGTCTTTTATCGCCCCTACCGCTCTATCCAAAAAACGTTCTATATTAGCTGGTAATTTAGTGTCCAATTTTTCTATATCACTTTTTTCAGCTTCTTTCATTGAAACTATTTCTTGACGAATTAAGTCTTTAAGTTCCTCTAAATGCATTATAATTCTCCAAATTATTGTAATTTTATATAAATATCAATTAAATAGATTCTTCCAGTTTTTGTAAATGTTCTTCCGCTTCTTTAACTAGATTAGCCATTGCTTCCGTATCTCCCTTCCACTTTTCACTATCTACTGAATACCCATCTGGTCTAACTTGTTCAAAAAATTCTACATAATCTTTAGAATTTTTCCATTCCTCTATTGATTGTTTTAAATCTTTTATATAAGCTAACTTATTCTGTCTAACAGTTTCTTTCACATGCTCTTGTTGTTTACCAGCGATAGCTATTTTATTATCTTCTTCTACCTTACAATCTAAACATTTATTAAATTTACGATAATACTCACTATCAATTCGTTTCTTCATTATTCTATCACATTCTGGACAGAACCAAGGTGTTCGAGCTTCTTTTAAAACTTCAGATATTTCATTCTGTTGTTCTCGCTCTTCCCTTTCCTTTTCTTTAATCTTCTCAGAAAACTCCTTATCTACACCACCTACGAAAATCTTCTTTTCAGGGGTTTCTCCCCTCAAAATTGATTTAAGAGCTTTATTTTGTCTTTCCGTTTCTCTACTATAACCCATTTTTTCTCCTAACCAAATTTCAAACTACCAATTATTTGATTAATTGGTGCAAATGCTCCTGTAAATTTATAAATATTTCCTTTATACTTAAACACTATTCCTTCACTTGGAACAACTGCGTCTAATCCACCAATTTCTTTTAGTTTTTCTATTTGTATTTTTAAATTCTTTAATTTATCTATATTACGTTTACTCTGTAATTCTTTCATTGACTTAATAACATCTTTTCTAATCTTCGAAACAGTTTTATCAGGTGATACTGCTAAGAATCCACTAATGTTTTTCAATATCTCTGAACCGACCTCAAAAAATAAAACTTCAAAAGGTTTAATATTTTCCTTTGATATTTTTGTATGATTTTCTTTATCTGTAGATAATACCCAATCTAACCATTTAGGATCAGATTTAAAATCTTTTTTCATTTGAGATATCTTATATGTCTTATCAAAAAACGCCCATCTATTTACTAAACCTACTAAATGATTATTTTTTAAATTAAAATCAAATTGTTTAGACGCATTAAAAATATATTCTTCCCAATACGCTCTATGATACTCTCCTAAAGTATCTGTACTTCGTAACGCATACTGTTTTTGTAATGTATTTAACTTCTTTAAATACTTAGCTTTCTTTTTACTAAAGTCTTGAGATTTTGGAACTGTTAAAAAATTAGGTTTACCAATTTTAAACATCTTCTGTATATGATTGTTTGTTTGTTTAATCATTCCTGCCAACATACGAGCTGAATCTCTTGGTTGTCCAATTGGTCTACCACTTTTATTATACTCTACTGTACCATGAAACACTATTTCAGATATATCATAATCAATAATATTAGCAGTTTGTGGAAAAATAATCTCTAAATTCATCCATTTACTACCATTACCAAATATCTTTTCTTTTTGAGGATCTGTTAATCTACCTATCGCCTTTTCTAAATCCGTCATAGCTCCAATGAATGCCTTTGCTATATTCCCTCTACCAGAAAAAATACTCTTAACTCCTTTTATCGTAGGAGCAGCTTTACCGTGATTTTTCAAATGACCTTTATTACGAGCCGCTCTTAATTCTCCATCTACCCAACTTACCATTAAGTTTTGTCCATCAAGTTTCTCTGTAACATTATCTTCTCTATCTAACTTTCCACCTAACCCATCTATAATTATGTTTCTCAAATCCCCAAACGTTAAATTATTATCATCAAACGGATGTGCCATATGTCCATAAGCTCCACCTTCTACTAATAACTCAATTTCTTTTTCTAAATTAAGAACTTCCTTTACATTTTTACGAGATTTTTTATGTGGTATAACTATTGTTTGTTTAACTCCCTTTTTTCTCATATCCAACTTAGCATCAATTGCAGTAAGTGAATCACCTTGTTTATCTTCCTTTGATGTAAGTGCTAAATTTTTCTTTCTATCTGTATTTTGATTCTTCCCATCTACTCCAAAACCTACTGGTACTTCCACATCAACTCCTGTAGTCTCTTTACCATCTTTAGTAAATCCTAACCAATCTAAAACTTCAAATCCTAATCCATCTATCACATATGAAATATGATTCTTATATGCTTTAATTGGATCCTTTTCTCCAAATCTTTCACCATACGCTCCTGTACCTCTTTTTCCATAAGCAACAGCTGGTACGGTATCAGTCTTTGATGTGTAATCAAATCCTGGGTCAATAGCTTTATCTCCTATCATATAACTTACTACTTCCCATCCCATATCACTATAAAGTTCATCAACCCACTTATTAACTATAACTTTATAATCACCAAAACTATTATAAAAAGTTGGAGGTCCATCATCAATACCAAATGCTGTAGTGGTAGATGCTTCGTTTAAAAGATTTGGAATAGTGTCAGGGTTATTAATTAAAAAATCATCTATTGATTCAAATAACTTTTTAAACTTATTAGTCATCATATTATAAACACCTTGATCAAAGTAACCAAAGAATTTTTTAAATCTCCGTTTTCTATCATCTTCGTATTCTGGTGACCCAAGTAATTGTCTCATAGAAGTTCCACTAACTTCCATACCTGCGGCCTTCATTGCAACGTGTGGTGCTGTGAGAATATATCCACGTTCTTTAAATCCCACCATACTATCCTTATTCTTTTTATAATCATCAAAGTATGCACCAGATTTTAATCTACCAGCATCTTTTTTTCCAACAACATAAATTACTGCAGTTGTATCTTTATCATATCCCGTTAATGCGTCCTTTACACCATATAAATTTTTCTCTTGACTAATCTCACTTTTTGGAATACCCATTTTTACCATATGTCTAACTTTTTCTTTAAAGTTCATTGGGTGTCTTGGTAAGGATTTAAGATTAGATGTAACTATATAAACATCATCAACTTGTGTCTTTAACCAATCATAAGTTTTTTTATGATGAGGACCGAATGGTTGAAATCTACCTGGATATATACCAACAACTTTTTTGATTGTGGGTGATTTTTTTTGAAGAGCTTTACTTACCTTACGACCAGCCCCTTTTGGAAAAATTTCACTAACTTTTTCATAACCACTCATTCTATCAGTTTTATTTTTCTTTACTTTTTTAGAATCTGGTGAACCATTAATAATACCACCACCAGCATCTAATCCAATAGACTCGTTTTTCTTTAATATCTGTTGTTTCCTAATCCAATTTTTAGCAATTTGACTTTTAATTGGTTTATTCATAAATACATTAATATATTTTCTTGTTAAACTACCAAATTTTTTCTCAATTTGTTTATCATTTAATGTTTCATTATTTTTAATTTCAATAAAATTGTTTTTAAATAATGATTTAAATGCTCCACGATTTTTCTGAACATCTTGCCATGATTTCTTTAACAAATTTGGTGGTAAAATTCTATCTCGTTCTTGATTTCTTTTTTGTGCCACCTCTAATGAAGTATCAACAAAAATCATATAAGTATCATAACCAAGTTTTTCTAATTCTACTTTATCACTTTTAACATTTTTCCACTTATGACCTGTACCATCAATAATCATTCCAAGTCTACCTTTTTTATATAATTTCTTTCGTTGTTTAGTTAGACTTTTCGAAAAATCTCGTAAACCACTATAATCTTTATCTGTAGGGTCTGTAAGTTGTTTGAATAAATCATCAGGCATTTTATCTAAGTCTGTACCGAATCCGTATTTTTTTAACAAATGTTTTAACTCTTTATCCGAGTTAACCATTTTCATACCACTCATACTAATATTCACACTATCGGGCATACCAAATAGTTGTCTACTAACAAATGTCTTACCACTTCCTGGACCACCTGCTAAGAATACTGCTTTAAAGATACCTTTATCCTCAACACCTTCTTTTAATTGTTCTGATTTATTATTGAAATCAAGATTGGAATCTTTTGTCATTCTAAATTTTAAGGCTGGTCTACCATTGATTAGTAAATCACCTTTTTCATTCCAGTCTATTTTTTTAACTACAACCTTTTTATTTTTAAACTTACCCATCTTAACAGTATCACCAACATTAATAGGTAAATTTACATCCTCATTTAAATCTTCAATAAAGGGTTTAGTTAACCATTCTGTTAATTTGTTCATTATTTAAGACCAAATGCTGCACGTTTCTTTAATGACTTTAATCGTTTCCGTAATATCATACCCATTTTACCACGCCTCTTTATAGCGGCCTTTTTCATAGCTTTTTTCTTTTTGATTTTCTCTTTGGCAGATTTTTGAACGCATTTGTTTAATGGTTTAACAAACTTTTTATTTTTAGGACAAATAACTTTCTTAAAAATCTTCTTACCTCTAATAACTCGTTTAAATTTAAGTTCTGATAAAAAAGCTTCCATCATAGTACTAAACTGTTTTGTATCAGCGATATCTTCCAAAGTTATATCTTCAAAAAATCCATTTTCATATGCTTCTTGAATAACTTCTTCTAATTCATTATAGGTTAACGTATTATTAAAAGCTTCTGGTGATTCTTTTATTGCTTGCTTTAATTCTTTTACACTTATTTTCATAATCGTGGTGTTCCTACTGCTTTCCATAATTTTAAAATTAGATTAATGAGTTGTTTTACATTCATCTTATTCATTTTTTCTTTACTTGAATCGTTTACCTTATCCCATACTTGTGCCATCATACCTGCTGTCGTAGCATCTATGAGAGTTCCACCAATTTTTGTATGTTGTTTGTTTTTTACAACATCAAGAACTTTTTTAATATTACCTTGTGGTTGTATCTCTTCACTTACAGAACAACAAGTTTTTTCTTCTTTACAATTATCACAACAATCTTTAGATTCTTTAATAGTATTTTTATTTGATTTTAAATACCTCGCTGCTAAATATTTTTCTCTACTATATTTAGCTTCTGACCATTTTTTCTGTAAACTTTGTGGTAATTCTTCTTCTTTTAATTTATTATTAATAAATGAAGTAACTCTACGAGCATCTACAGGACTTATCCTCTTATATCTAAATTCTTCGAGTGTTTTCATCCACTTCTTTACTTCTTTTACAGTAATCCTTTTACTAACACTTTCATTTATGGATTCATCTACTGGCATTTTTATGATTTGGTTCATAGATTTTTCCATATCTTTTACAATAGATACAAGTCCAGTTCGTTTATCAGTTACATATCTATCTGCCATTCCCCAATAATCTGATTTCATAAATGTTTCAATTTTTCTTATAGCACCCTTTGCAAAATTTAAAGATGTCTTAAAATCTTTTTTAACTTTTTCTCTCTTTGGATTTTTACCTTCAGTTACGGATTCTTTTTTAGAATAATCAGGATCTAACTTTCTCATCTTGATTAGAATATCACGGACTCTTTCTCTATCCAAAGTATCACCTTCGAATTCAGATGCTCCATACTTCTTGAGATAAACCGATAAGGCTTTGTTTATATCCCCAACCTTCAAATCCCTACCTTTCTTATCAGGATAAATACCTTTCTTTCCGTAGAAATCACCCATGTATTTGTAAAATGACATTAGATTTTCTTTTATTACAGTTTCATTTACTGATTCAAATTTCCATCCTTTTTGTTGTGCCATTTTATCTATTTTTTTCCAATCACTACCCATTGTGCGTTCCATTCGTTTCCAATCTCTTGGGTTAGTTATTGCCATCTGCTTAAAAAATCTCCACATACCTTCCCAATTAGGTTCAACATTAATAGTTCTAGCTTCATTTATGGATTCTTTTTTCAAACGACTTTTTTCTGCTCTACCTCTATTTTTTGATTCTGCTTCAAATCCCACTATCTTTCCACCTTTATGTGAAGCATCTTTACCATCTCCATTACCATAAGTACCTTTTTGACGATTATATTTGTTTAATTCTGCTCTATATTTCTTTGCTTTAGTAGATGAACCATATTTTTTGTATTCTGCCTTGTAATCTCGTTCTTCTTTTACATCTGGTGTTCCTGATAATGTATATCCTAATTGTTCACCATTTTCTTTTCTAGCTTTTTCAAATTTCTTTTTATCACTGCCTTTTAAATCTCCACCAAAACCTTCATCTGTAGATTCCTTCTTTGTTTTATCATACTTATCTTTAATCTTACCTATTTCAGCATGTGACGCTTTTCTTCCCGCAGCTTGGACAATTTTGGTCATTCCTTCTTTTCCGTATTTCTTCACTCCAGCACGGTACATAATACCACTTTCTTTTAAGGATTCTTGTTTAAGATAAGACTTAATTAATTTGATTAAATTTTCTTTTTTCACTTTATTCGGTAATCCCTTGTGTTTTGTTTTAGCGAAATCTTTTGTATCTTTCTTCTTCATAGATTTAGCGGCATCTTTTACATCTTTAGATACCTCTGAACCTTTTAGTTCACCTTTATTAAAGGCGTGAACCATACCCATAAATCTTTGTTGAGCTTTAGACTTAGCAGGCATTATATCTTCATATATTTTGAAAAAGCTATTGCCCCATGAATATATCCTAACATCTCTTTTTTATCTACTCCCTTAAAATGTGGACTTTTCATAACAACATTATAAATAGCTTTAGGATTTTTGTTCTTATGTTTCATCACTAACCCCTGTAATATATCTGCCTGGTCTTTCGATAAAACACCCATTCCACCTTCATTTACGGATTCTTTTTTAAAAAATCTTTTTAATTCATTCGTACTATATTTTTTTCGAAGATCCATCCAAACCCTATTGGGTAAAGTTTCATTTACGGATTCTCTTAATCCCATTCCTTTTTTTCTTAACATACCAATTCTAAACTTAACTTGGTCTAACTCAGATGTAATTTCATCTTCATCACCACCTTTAACTGCTATAAACAAATCTTGTACATCCGTTGCTAAATTTTTAGTTTGAATTTTCAAAAATGAAAGATTCATCTTACCTTCATTTACGGATTCATTATTTTTCTTTTTCTTACCTTTGGCCTTATATCCACTAGCAAATGCAGCTCTCCTTTGTGCATCACTCTTGAATCCCTCCAACTCAATACGAATCATTTCTATAAGTTTTGATTTTTTAATCTTCATAATTATTTTCCGTTATGTTTTATATCAGTTTCTAAAAATCCCTTTAATACACTCTGTTTATACAAAACATTATAAGCATTCTCTACTTGTCCTTTTTTCAAATACTTAGAAACTTCAGTAACTATTCTCTGCATACCACCCTTTAATTGTTTACGTGTCATAACACCATATCCAGGTATTTGTATCTTAGCGTCAAGTGGAGTATCTACACCTTTCTTTGGTGCAGTAATTTTAGCTTCCTTCATATTTTTCATTAAAGACTTTAAGCTAATCATACTGACAATGCCCTTTTATACCATCCAAATATAAATCGTTCTTGTTCGGGTTTCTTGTTTACTAAATCATAGTAATGTTTTAATCTGTAACAACGAACTCTATCTAATTCAGGTGTATGTTTTGCCAAAGCAGCTTTTGTACCTGGACCGAATCCACCATCAACTGTTAAATCACCACCCTTTGCATTAATAGCTCGTTGTAAAATCTTTACGGCAGTTCCTCTACCTTGATTCACACACATATCAAAAAAGATATGTTTTAAATCATCAGGTACATCATCAACTTTATTCTTATCCCAATAATCTCTTTTGTAGATTTCTTTTGCACCATCTTCTGTTAGGTTCTTAATATCTACGTCAGGATAGAATCGTTTTGCTATGCCAAAATTAGTTTCACCACCTAAATCAGTCGGGTCGTGAACATATCCACCTTCGTGGTCTAGTGTTATTTGTATTATTTCATCAAAAGTTGTTAACATTTTATTTAAGCTCCGTCCATTTTTGGGGATTCGAATGACGCGACCTATAATACCACTTATTATCTTTAGTATTCCAAATATACGCATATTCTTCTCCCATATTCCATTTTATTGAATCTCTATTTTTAAATTTTTGTATTGAAGAAGTTTTCTCACCCCTGTCACGACCATAAAATACACTAACATCTTTTTCAGGACTATTAAATGTATGGTCTTTAGTTCCTTTTATTTTTTTGTTAATAGAAGAAATACCAGCTTTACCAAGTTTCAATAAATCTTTTACTTTAACTGTATTAGAATAATGTTTTTTTAACATTTTACCTGTATATTTAGGATAACCATCCCAATGACCGTAAGTAGATACTATTTTACCATTTGGTCCTTCCATACCCATTATCCAACGTGTAGCTTCATTTAAGGTAGTTTTTTTATTTTCTTGATGTCTTTGCTTTACTGAGTCTAAAGTTGGTAAACTTTCACCAAAACTCCTACTCCAAGCATGTTCTGTGAGTAATTTTTTGAGCTTAATCATGATATATCCTTATACTTTAAGTGATGGTCACTATTCTCTAATAAATAGTGTTCTATGTATTTTTTCAATTTATTTTTAATTTGATATTACCTTTACTTTATATTTTTTTTCAAAAGATAGTGCATCTTTCTCATCATTAACGATTGGTTGGCCTTTTATGTTCAAACTTGTGTTTAAAACCATAGGACAACCTGTTTTTTTATAAAATTCTTTAATTAACCTATAATATCCTGGATTATCTTCGTGACTTACAGTCTGAACCCGTGACGTTCTGTCAATATGACAGATTGCTGGATATTTGTCAGGATACTTACAATCTGCTACAAACTGCATAAATTGTGATTTTCGTGTAGGCATATCGAAGATTTCGTGTGCGTGTTCTTCCAATACACTTGGTGCGAATGGTCTAAACTCTTGTCTATGTTTGATTTTATTTACTTTATCTTTAATATCTTCACCTCTTGGGTCAGCAAGCAGACTTCTATTACCTAATGCTCGTGGACCATATTCAGCTTTACCATTTGCTACACCAACTATGTTACCCTTGAGTAATTCTTTACTCACTTGAGTAACAGGGTACTCACCTTGTATCTCATGACCCAAAAAAGCATTAGAAAACTCAATATGTTGTTTAGTATAATCTAAAATACACCCAAGAGAACTACCAGCATCTCCTGGATTTGGTAATATCCATAAATTAGGATAATGGTCTCTTGCTATAATTGAGTTGGCTACACAATTTAATGCCACTCCACCCATATAAACACAATTATCCGTTTCAGGAACTAATCTTCGTGCAATAGTAAATACTTTTTGAATTTCTTCCTCACATATCCATTGAACATTCGCTGCTATATTGAATTTCCAATCATCACTACCATCATCAGGGTAGTATTCTGGATTCCAATCTAAACAACCTCTATGTAAATTGTTCTTTAAATCAATCGGTTTATTAGAATGATTAAAAAAGTCTTTACGAATTGCATTCTTTAGTTTGTGGTCTTGTGTTCCCCAACCAGCCATTCCCATAAGAATGTATTCGTCCTCTTGTGGTTTTAATCCTAATCGTTGAGTCATAGCTGAATACCACAAACCTAATGAGTTTGGATAACTAATAGAATATCTTTTTTCAAGATGATTACCGTGAGCATACCAAATAGAAGCACACTCCCATTCCCCAATCGCATCAATCACTACAATACACGCCTCATCATAAGGACTTGTAAAGTAACCAGCTGAGGCATGTGATTTATGATGTGATACATACTTGATATTACTATAAATGTTAAATTTCTTTAAATATTGAGATGGTATATTAAATACATCAAACACCTCACTATACTGACCTGCGTAGAATTGTCGTGTCTTTTTAAGATATGGTCTTTCAAACCAAACTACCTTATCTGGTTTACCATAAGATAAAGCTTTATCCATTATATCATGATTCAAGTTTGGATCATTTTTAATTTTTGAATATCGTTCACTATGTGAAGCAAAAACAATTTTATTATCTTCAACTACACAGACCGCCGCGTCATGATTCAACGCATTAAGACCTAACAGTCTCATTCTATCTTATCACCTATCACATATGAAATACACAAACGATTAACCTCTGTACCTCTATTTAACTCTTTATATTTATCTCCATCTGTCTCTAATGCAAATATAACACAATCACTTGGTTTCAAATTATTTTCTTTACAAAACTGAAGTTGTTTATCCTTCCATTTATTAACAGTATAATCTGATGGGAAATGTGATAACAATTTAGTACCAAGATGTGCTGATAAATGACTATACTGATTCCATTCATTCATAATATGTATATTGTCATCATAATACTTTTTCGTATATCTCACACCACCACGTAATCTATTAGAAAGATGAAAACCTTTACTTAAACTAAATGTTATATCTTCAATACATCCGTACTCTGTGAAATCAAATTCTATACCTTCACCTATTAAATAATAAGCACAATCAATCAATACTGGAACACCAAACATTTCACATTCTTTTAATAGTTCTCTCATCTTAGGATGTTCTTTACCATAATCTGAAAATGGTAAACTAATAACTACTGCATCATTTGTATTAATTCTATCATCTTCTATATAACACCACTTATGAAACTTTTTCCAATTTGCTTTATGATAAAAGAACTCTCCTTTGAAACATCTAAATCTTTTATCATGATTTCTCATCCAAAAACTATCAAATGTTTGACTTGTTCCATGTACATAAGACCTATGTTCATACTCATCTAATCCAATTAGGTTATTTAACTTAGACGCCTTAATATATTCATCAAATTTATCAGTAAATAATTTTCCATTATTAGGAAATGAATAGTGGTCTGTAAGAATAACATCAGTTAAATCCTTTAACGACTCTTTCCAAAAATCAATTACCTCTAAATCTGGTATTGCGTTTCCCCCTCTATACTTTTCTGTTATATTCATTTTACATGTCCCGTTAATTGTAATGTATATCTATAACCAGCTCCTATGTTAGCTGCCATATGTTCTACCTTTCCTTTCCACCACGCATAAGTTCCTGCTTTGTAATCCACAATTGGATTACGGTCTACTTCAAAGTAATGACCACTTCTCCAATCTTCCATAAACAATAAAACTCTTTCTATCTCATCTAAAGTACAATTAAACATTTCTGAATATTGTACATACATATCTTCATGTGGTGGTAATATAACACCTGTTTCCATTCGATAATAATTTACTCCTACATCACTCCAATTAAAATCTTTTTCTAACCACTCTACTATTTTAGATGTCCAACTTGGTTGATTCTCTCCATGTTTACACATCATACCAGTAAATAATTCGTTTGGATGTGTATATCCTTGACCTCTCCACCATTCCAAATCTTTTGGATTATTAAATGGTTCTTTTCTATAATTTAAATGTTTATATTCATCGTCCCAAAATGGTTCTATTTTTCCTATTTTCCAATTATTCATCATATAACCTCGTATGTGTATACTCATCTGTATCATAAATACTTCTATGTGGTGGGTCGTTCTCATCATACTCACTTGAACTAATATAATAAAAAACTCTCAATGCAGTTCTTACTTGATTCTTAGGACAAGTTAATTTTTTTACTGAATGATACGGAGATTCTTTTTTATTTTCAAACATTATGAATCTATTAAACATTGGTGCTACTTCATCAAGCATCTCCCCATCTCTTGATTCCCAATATTGTTGATGACCGCCCCAAGTTTCTTTCCAATCTGGATTTAAAAATAACATACAAGTTAGTTTTCTATGTAATCTTAATCTATCATTCCAATTAAAATCATGATGTATTTTTAAATCTTTATCTTTTCTAAATCTACTAAATCCTGCTCCCACTAAATGTGGATCTGGCATCAAACCTACAATACCTGTAAGTTGTTCTAACTCATAAATGAACTCTCCACTATGTAATAAATCATAAGTTATTTTATGTGCAGTTTTTGTATAAAACAAATCATTATATTCTTCCATAGCAGAACCAGCTCTACTGAATAATGTCCATCCACCTCTTGGTGCATTCAAACATTCATCATGTAATTCTAAACAAGTTTTTTCATCTAAGAAATTATCTACATATATAAACGGAACAGGAGATTCATCCCATTCTCTTTTCTTATATATCATTTTATTACCTCTAATATACTATTTTCTAAATTTTTTGTCAATTGTTTCTTATTTCCATATCCCATCATCAAATCATAGTTATATTTTAATGTAGGAATCATCTCAAGATATAAATTATGTAATTCCTCAATAGACATCTTATTAAAACCCATCAATAAATTAAAAACTTTTTCAAATCTCTTATCATTATCTTCTTCTTCATCATAACTCTCATCCCAAAAATCTCCAAATGTTTTAAATCCTATACTTCTCATATGTTTTAATGTATATGGACTACCTAAAACTATAAATGGATGATAATGTATTATAGGTTTATAAACTTTTTCTGTTATAATATAATCATCTTCATAAAAAAACG